AGCAGCGTAAGAAAAACATAAAGGCTGGTTGTTTGTTACTCTCTCCAATAGCTCATAACAGAGTTTATTTCTATAAAGCACAGGATAGAAGAGAGAGCTAAATAAATATTAATATGGCTGATGATACAGTATATATTTCAGATCTAGAACCGATACTAGAGCTAGCCCAAACAGATAGTTTTGTAGTAGAAACTCTAGAGGGTACTAAGAGAATAGAGTTTAAAGATGTTATTCTGGGCCCAGACAATGTGAGCTTTTATGAAGAGGTAGCAGCTAATTCTCTGGCTATTGTAGCGCTATCTTCTGATGTTTTAGACTTAGATACCAGTGTTACTAACATAAATTCTGGACTAACTGGGTTATCAGCCGCTTATAATGAAGCTATTAAGAGCGGATTCTGCTATGTTACTATTGATAGTGCAGGTACGTTAACAGTTGAAACAAGCTCAACAAATGTTGTTGGAGTAATTTTAACTGACGGTGGGTCCAGAATTCAGCTAACTTGTACGAATACCATAGATTTTGCTGAGGCTTCAATTACAGTAACTCTAAATAGTTCAATATCTGCTAGTAATTTGACAAATGATTTTGTTGTTTATACTCCACTAATTGATGAAAGATCTTCAAATGTATTTAAAGTTGGTGTAAACTCTGTATTGAACCATTTTGAGACCCTAACCTTACCTACAGCGGTAAGCGTAACATCTGAATCTTTTAACCCAGTTACAAGTTTAACAGTTACTCCAGCTTCTATTACCCCAGTTACCCAAGTTGTTCCATCAACTACTTCAGTGTTATTAAACCCTACAGGTAACGGTCTTGTTGTACAGTCAATTGCTGTAACTAATCTTGCTTCACCTGTTGTAGAATCAGTAGCAGCAAATACAACTACTAAGACAATTGTAAATAATGTAGCTGTAACTAATACCCCATATAATATTATGTTGAGTACCAATCAAGGTAATGGCAATTCCATTAGAAGTTTAGGTATTAATATCGCTTTTAGATACGTCTAATGAATGTTTTAAATTTATCAGCTCTAATACCAATGGAGGTTGAATACTCCTTGGATGGTAATGTCAATTTAACAAATAACATTACAAACTACTTCTATGGTTTAAATCTTTACAGTACAGAGCTGTTTAATTTTGCTAGAGATCTCTCGATTAACTATTATAACACCTTTATCTTAACAGATAAACTAGATAAACCTGATTTTCTTACATTATCCGAACCAGTAACTGCAACTTACCCTAAAACAATTAGCACAACTATTCAAAATGTTGCTTTCTCTTCTTTTGGATTGGGTTTTTGGGAAGATTATGCTGCTAATTATTCTTCTACAAGCACTTATCTTTCTTGTGGAGAGGGAATATTTTCAACAGGAAGTATTTGGAATTTAGGTTCTTGGAATATGTATGATATTGAGTTTCTTAATGCTAATCAATGTTATATTTCCAAGCTAAGAAATAATAATTCAGTATTAACTCAGCTACAAGTTAAGGAATATCTAGGCCCAACCTTTACAGAGGATGTAAACTACCTAACATTCTCATCTACCCCATATATTTTTAACTACATTTATAACGAACAAAACAACACTATTGTATTTTATTTTAATTATGCTCCTACTGGTAGTAGTTCTAGCAGTTTATTTTTAATAACTCAAGAAGAAAATAGAGTTGTTCTAAAGTCTGTTGATGAATATGTGATTTCTAATCTCGGTCTTTATAATTTAAGCGCGGTTTTTTGTTTATCTTATAGAGATGCTAATACGAGGTTGGCGGAATTTACTACTAACTATAACGCATATAAAAGAACATATTTTCCAACTGCTGAAACTTCTTTATGTGGTAGCTATGATGGGTTGAAGAACAACTATTTAGTGTCAAGCAACGTTGTATTTACTGATAATAAGTTCCTTGTTAACTTTCAACCTCTTAAAAATCAATTAGACTTAAATTATAATTTTACTGTAACCAATAGCTTCAGTGGTCAACCGTTTGACAATAGAGATTATCAATCTATTGTATCTGGAACTGACCAAGAATTGGGTTTTCCTAACTTAACATTAACCTTTTATACCTATAATGCTCCTATTACGTTCAAGAAGGGAGCCTTAACCTATTTTCACTTCCCTGTTAGTGCTACGCCGTTTGATAAACTCAATGTAAACGATTCAACTTTGGTTGACTGTGGCTCTTTTGCAGGTCAAAACCCATTAGACGCTGATAAAGTCTTTAAAAAGCTATTACCAACTGTAGCTGGCAACAATATTGATAAGAATCAAACAGGTACTTACTTGTGTACTTGGTTGTTTATATCAGCTTTTGACAGTAGACCTATTTGGATGGATCGTTATTACAACCCAAACTTTACTTCTCTACAAACAGCCTATACCCAAAACTTTAATTCAGACTTTGTAAACACTGTTACTACTCTTAGTGCCAAGAATTTTACATATTTTGATAAGGTTAGTGATTTAACCTTTGAACCTAATAGTACATATAGCTATTATAGACTATCTGAGGCAGATATTACTCGTATTAATAACAATCTTTATGAGAATCAGATTAATTCTGATGTTATTAATGTTTATGATGCTAATTTAAATCTTCAACAGGCTGGAGCCACTTCTTTTGAGTATGGTTTCAATACTGGTTCCCTTGTTCAAAAAACTTCTGCTTCAGGAGATTATAGTATTTGTTTCAATATAAAGAGCAAAGACTTTAAAAAGAAGTTTGGTAATACCTTATTAAACAATTTTTATAATTTAAACGGGTTGAATATTACAAATTATGACAATTTAAACAATTTAATACTGTTTACCTCTGGTTCAGAGATTGTTGTAAGTAATACTAACTTTGATTCATTAAGAAATGTAAAGGTGCTTTTAGAAAAATCCATTTTTAAGACACCAGATGCCTTATTAAGCATTGATTTTAATAATAACGTTGAAGGCTTTTATGTTACTAGTATTAGTACTCTTTCAAGCAACGTCGGTATTAATTTAAATATAGGTCCAAACACTTCAGACTTCTATCTTTCTAAGTTAGATAAGAACTTCACTACATTAAATACAATACTTTTAACTTCCTTCTCTGGAGGTACCTATAATTTTGTTAGTTCTAACATAGATGATACTTACTACTACGCGCTTTTCAACACTTTTAATACTCAAGTAGCTGCAACTAATCAAAATTATTTCTTAATTAAGTACCCTTTGTCTGGAATGTTATTAAGCCAGCCTATTGATACTCCAGTTAACTTGCAGCTCCCTAGATATGGTTCAGTTAATGGTAATAGCATTACAATTTCTGACTTTACTTTGTGCAGAAGTACCTATAATTTTATTCTCTCTGCTGGTTTACCAGTTTATTATTTGACTGATTATGCTAATAATAGCATTTGTTCTGATATAAACAATAGAGCCTGGTATATTTATAATGATATTTTATATCACTCTGTTACTGATTTAGGTAATTTAGATGGTTTTAATCTAACATATCTTAAAGATTCAAAAAACAATCAAACTATCACTAATGTAACAACTGATAACAGTGGTAACATTTACTTAATTTCTGATAACGGTACAGATAGTTACTTGTATAAGCTTGATAATAATAGAAAACCTATTTACTTTCAGTCTCTTTCTTCAAGCTTTGGTACACCTACAACGAAATATTTGGATATTTTGTATGTAAACAATAATGGGGTGATAGAACCGAGACCTTATGTTATATATGACCCGTACCAACCAAGTAGTTTATCAGCAAGAAGCTTTAAAGAGGTTAATGTTTTTGACGCTAATGGTAATTTAATTTATATTAAGCCATTAGAATATGAAACTGATACATTTAACATAAGCAATCAGAACAGAAAAGGGTTTAGAAGAACTCTTTCTAATGTTGAGCAGGTTAATAATTTGTTTGAAGTAGATGGTAACCCCATTAAATTTAACTATTATGTGTCAGATGTAGCAGGGGATGTAGAGAAGATTACTTTACAGGCTAATTTAGAAACATTAGCTAACCAAGATTTATTCTTTACATATACTTTCGACTCTCTTACTGGTGGTTCTAAGCTCTATATTAATAGTATCTTGGTTGAAGAATCTGATACTACTAATATTAAGTATTCCAGGGCACCTATATCTGGCTCTATAGCCTTAAATTCTATTTCATTGACTGACCCGGCCTTAGAGTCTACTCAATTCAAGTGTCAAAACCTTGAGATGTACGGTATAAAGGCCTTCAACAGAGTGTTATCTAGATACGATATTAGAAATCTGTTTATTAGATCAGCTAAAATTACTGATATAAACTGGAATGTTCCAGCAGGTAAGAGAAACATAACTGAAACCATCCAGCAGAACTTTAAGTTTAGTTTACCTGGTTATAAGACCAACTTGTTTGATATTATTGTTTCAGGAGCTCAAGGATTAAACGATGTACAAAGAGAAGCAATTGCTGAAAAAATAAGAGAGTACATAAAGGGTAACATTCCGATAAATACTATTATTAACGAGGTTAACATCAGAAGTAATGAATAATCTATATTCAGTTGTATCAAATTCATTAGGGTTCAACAGAGCAATTTCTATTGAACCAGAAAAATTCCCTGTATTGCTAGAGGATATTTTAATCAAACCTAATGATTTTCTAACAGAGAATAATTTTAACTTTTCTCTTTCCTGCTTATATCAAGACTTTTTGTCTATTGTAAGTGATAGCTATGTTTATAGTCCCAATTTTCCGGTAACAAACCCGTTTTTTGATAATATTAATAACATTGTAGGCACTCTTTGTGGTACATTAGTTCCTTCTAACTATTCAACTGAAGGAACAGCTTCTATTAGATATTTTGTAAATGGTATTCCACACAGTAATGCAGCTTTTAACATAATTTACAATACTCATGATTTCGTTATCAGTGGTAATTATTTGACTTTAGCAGTAGGTATTTTAAGCGCTACAACTTTATCTCCTATTCTTTCTTCTAATGTTTATTATCCTGCTTTAGGAGTTTATAACTACCCTCTTTCAGCTATTTTTAATAATGGAGAGGTAACAAATAGTAGTGAATTTCCTAATCAAGGTTTTCAAGAAAGCGCCGTTGTTCCTAATTTTGGGGTTGTAACAAAGTTCTTAAATAAGAACTTAAATTTAAAGTATAACTCAATTTCAAAACTTAAGATAGCTAATGAAAGGTTGTATGTTTTAGATAATATTAGTAACAAGTTTTTAATTTACGACATTAGTGATGTAATAGTTAATAGAACAAATAAGACTACTTTTGAGGTACCGCTTGAAACATTAGGTTTCGCAACATCTTCAAGAACAAATATAAGAAAGATTAGCTCTTTTTGTGTTAATGAGAACTATGTTGTATTCTTTAACTATGTTAACAATGCTCTTTCTATTTTCTCAACTAACTTAAACCAGTTATATGATTATTCTCAAGACAAAGTATCTGTTTCTGGGTTTAGAAATACAGAAGTATTTGCAGATATAGAGTTTGATCCGTTCGGTAATTTGTATTTGTTAACACAAAGTGGCACTGTTTATGTTTATACAGTTTCAAATACTGCTTTAACAAGAGTAAAAACATATAATATCCAACCACAAAACACAAACGTATTTTCTTCTTTATCCGCAATTCAAGTTACCTATCAGAAAGAGATATTTAAAAAGATATCATTCTCAAAATCTGATACAAATGTATTTTATGTATCTACAGATACTAACATCTACAAGAGATTTGTAGATAGAAATGTAAACATTGGTCAGTTTAATAACTTTGTTAATAACACAACATATTATTCAACTTTAAGCAATATTGCTGACCCATTTAATACGTTAATGGGCTGCTGTTTTGCTGAATATCCTGCTGAAAAGACATCTCTAGACTTTTTAAAGTATCAAATTAATAGCACTAACAGTATTAGTTATAACGGTTACGAAATTTTTTCTGTATGCTTTACAGATAACTGTACATACGCCTCTCAAAACGCTGGCTCTGGCTTTATTTTAAATGTTGGTTCATATGGTTCAATTGATTTTTTAACAGCTAATCTAACATATGGATTAAACCCGGTTTCTGCCTCTGGTATTACATTTGTTGTAGATAGGCCTAATTATATAAATTTAAATAATGACGATTTATCAGCTGTTCTTGTTTATTCCTTTGATGATATTAAGGTAAAGGCAGATGAATTCATTACGGACTTTTCAATAAACAAGTCTTTGCGCAAGCTGTTATATAATATTTTTAATTATCAGACTTATCAAGCCTTTAAACCTGTTGTAGATATTGATATAAACAATAATGCAATTTATAAAAAGCTTGATTACATTGTTTCTTACAATAAAAATCAAAATATTACTAATTTTGATAATTTTATAGGTATAAATGAAATTACAAGCACAATATTTTTAAATAGATGTTTTACTAAAGTTTACGAATTGCTTGCGACAATGCAAGCTAATTTTAACTCTAGAGTAATTAATATCTATCCTAGATATGCAGATTCAGTTTTGTTAAACCAAACAACACAAAAATATGCATCGTTTTATAATGATAGTGAGCCGTTTATTACCGGTGAATTTGACACTGAAATTGAACCTTTAAATACTAATCTCTGTGTTGTTGAGAATGCTAGTACAATTGTAGTGTCTCCAACACCATCTCAGACTCCTTTAGTTTCTCCAATAGTTTTTGTTACACCTACACCTACCCCTGCTCCATCTCCCACAATGCCTCCAACTCCAACTCCGTCTGGGTATGCATTGGTTAATAAAACTATTCAACACGTTGCAACAGTTTATTTGAATAACAACTACGAAATACCTGTTCCAATACCACCATACCCAAATTACGACATTAAACCTCTTTCAGCTATATATGATGGAGTAGGAATTGATACTATTGTTTCTGAATTTAGTGCCTACTTTGATCAGGTCAGTTTTTATGCTGCTTTAGCTAGTGCTAATGGAGATTATGGCAAATTGGTAGGTATGCAATTCGGGGATTATGTAATGCAAAGTTATACTCCTTCAAGCAATAGCGATTATGTAGTAGGCGGGCAAGGATGCACCTCGTAATTGAATTGCAACAGTACAGCTATATTTTTAGCCCACTTTAATAAATAATAATAATGGAATACGATAAGCCAGCAAAAATTGTATGGGTAGCTAAGCTATCAGCCACTGGGTTATATAATACTCCATTTTTAAAAATCGTTGACCCAACTACAGCACCTCAAAATATAGTCAATGAATATACGGATTTAGGGTTAGATAACTATACAATAAATAATTATTTTGTTAATACAAATTTACTTTATAGTATTACAGATAATCAATTAAACACTAATAGAACAACATTTAATTGGACTTTCTGCGCATATAAAGGACCATCTCAGGCTGCTTCTGCAATGATAGCAGTTAATTATTTTAACAATTATACTGCTAACGATATGGGGTTGGTTATTAATTATAATAACCAATATCTATCCCCACCATTTTATTTTGATCCTTATGAAACAAGTCCTAACCCTACCGCTTCTAAAACATTTATAGTTCCTGCTGGTGCTCAAAATTTTCCTATACCGCTATGGGTGAGAGTAAATGATGGTTCTGCCATATCAACTTTTACATGTTTAGTTTGTACTAACCCTTCTATTATTTTAACTAATAATATTGCGAGATATTCCAATATATTTGTTACCCCGTCACCAACCCCAACAAATACAGTTACTCCAACTACTGGATTATCCCCAACTGCGACTCCTACTAATACACCTACCAACACCGTAACCCCTACAAATACCCCAACCAATACTGTTACTCCAACAGTCACTCCAACCAACACTGTTACACCTACAAATACGGTTACTCCAACTGTTACTCCAACCAATACTGTAACAGTAACACCCACTATCACCCCAACTAACACAGTTACCCCAACTAACACAGTTACCCCAACTAACACAGTTACACCAACAAATACTGTTACACCTACAAATACTGTTACACCTACAAATACTCCTACCAACACTGTAACAGTAACACCTACTATCACCCCAACTAACACAGTTACTCCTACCAATACAGTTACTCCTACCAATACAGTTACTCCTACCAATACGGTTACTCCTACCAATACGGTTACTCCTACCAATACAGTTACACCAACTAATACGGTTACCCCTACAGTAACACCAACAAATACTGGTACTCCAAACAATACAGTTACTCCAACCAATACGGTTACCCCTACAAATACTGTTACTCCAACCATTACCCCTACAAATACGGTTACTCCAACCAACACTGTTACTCCAACCAATACTGTTACACCTACAAATACGGTTACCCCAACCAATACAGTTACCCCTACAGTAACACCTACAAATACGGTTACTCCAACTAATACGGTTACCCCAACCAATACAGTAACACCTACAAATACGGTTACACCTACAAATACGGTTACACCTACAAATACGGTTACACCTACAAATACAGTAACACCTACAAATACGGTTACTCCAACCAATACGGTTACTCCAACTAATACGGTTACTCCAACCAACACTGTTACTCCAACCAATACGGTTACACCTACAAATACAGTAACACCTACAAACACTGTTACTCCAACCAATACGGTTACACCTACAAATACAGTAACACCTACAAACACAGTAACACCTACAAACACAGTAACACCTACAAATACGGTTACTCCAACAATTACTCCTACACCACCACAACCACCGAGCAAGAGAGCGATATTTGGTTTCGGTAGTACAACTTTTGGTGGTTTTGGCTCTCCTACTTCTCTCTCCAATATAGTATCAGATACTGGTGTATTGGCTTCAGATGTAACTAATGTTGGTACGTCTGCAAGATTTTATTTAGCTGCTGCTAGCTTTGGTGATGGTTTAGCTATTTTTGGTTTCGGTTATAATAATGGTAATGCTGTTGGGGTGTATAACCCTGTAAATAATAGCGGAGAAATTGGAATTGATGATACACGTGGTAGTTTTACTGCTAGATATCAGTTAGCGGCTGCAAGTTACGGTGGAGATAAAGCAATATTCGGGTTCGGTTCCACAACCTCAGGAGTAAGTTCTATTACAAATCTGGTAGATAATTTAGGTCAAATGGGTAATAATGTATCTACTGTTGGTACAGCTAGAAATAATCTCGCAGCTGCAGGTTATGGTACAGATAAAGCTATATTCGGTTACGGTTTTTCAACAGCTATAACAAATATAACAAACCTTGTTTCCAATACTGGTGTAGTGGCTTCAGATACAACTGGTGTTGGTACAGCAAGACAAATATTAGCTGCAGCTAGTTATGGTACAGATAAAGCTATTTTTGGATATGGTTATACTTCAAGCTTTGTTTCATTAACAAATCTAGTTTCTAATACAGGTGTAGTAGCTACAGATACAGCAGGGGTTGGTACAGCTAGAGGTTATCTAGCAGCAGCTGGCTATGGAACTGATAAAGCAATATTCGGGTTTGGTATAAACGGGTTTGGTGGTTCTACTTTGTCAATGACAAACCTAGTATCTAACACAGGTGTTGTTGCTAATGATAATAGTACAGTTGGTACAGCTAGAATGGGTTTAGCAGCAGCAAGCTTCACTCAATATTTTGCACCTTCTCCAACACCAACACCAACTATAACACCTTCAATTACAGTCACGCCAACAATTACTCCTACCAATACAGTTACTCCAACCAATACAGTTACTCCAACCAATACTGTTACCCCAACAATTACTGTTACCCCAACAATTACAGTAACACCAACAATTACAGTTACCCCCACCAATACTCCACCCATTACAGTAACACCAACTACAACAATTACCCCAACAATAACAGTTACACCAACCAATACAGTTACACCGTCAATTACAGTAACACCAAGCAATACTGTAACACCAACACTAACTCCTACCAATACGGTTACACCAACAATAACAGTAACACCAACAATTACACCAACAATTACACCAACACCAACCTTACCTGCTGCTGCAGATAGTAGCGCTATATTTGGTTTCGGTTTTAGCCCTGGGGTTGTGTCAATGACTAATATTGTTTCCACAACCGGAGATGTTGCTAGTGACACCACTGGGGTTGGTACAGCAAGATACGGTTTAGCTGCAGCGAGCTTTGGTGGGGATCAAGCTATTTTTGGTTATGGTACAACTAACGGCTCAACTGGGGTTTCCCTTTCTAACTTAGTATCTAACCTTGGTGTTGTTGCTACGGATACTGCTGGTGTTGGTACTCAGAGATATAATCTCGCCGCTGTAGGGTATGGTTTAGATAAAGCAATATTTGGGTTTGGGTTTACTGGTTCTTCTCTTCTTTCTATTACTAACTTAGTATCAAACACAGGTATAATCGCTAATGATGTTGCTGGAATAGGTACTGCAAGAGAAAGTTTAGCTGCAGCCAGCTACGGTTTCTATTACGGTATATTTGGTTTTGGGTGGAATTATTCAATTAATCTTTCTATGACCAATTTAGTATCAGACACAGGTGTGATCGCTACAGATACAACTGGTGTAGATAGTAGAAGAAGTTTAGCTGCTTCAGGTTATGGTAGAGATAAAGCTATTTTTGGTTATGGTTATATTTCAAGCGCCACATCAATTAATAATTTAGTGTCAAACACTGGTGTAGTTGCTTCTTATGCTGCTGCTGTCGGCTCGTCAAGATATCAGCTAGCAGCAGCAGGTTATAGTACAGATAAAGCAATATTTGGTTTCGGGTATACAGGGTTTGGTTCAGTTAATGTTACAAATAAAGTATCTAATACTGGTGTTGTTGCTACAGATACAGCTGGTGTTGGTACTTCCAGATACTCATTAGCAGCTGCTAGCTTTGTAAATCCACCTATATTACCAACCCCAACAGTTACCCCAACAAGTACAGTAACAAGTACAGTAACACCAACAATTACCCCAACAAATACAGTAACACCTACAATCACTCCAACGATTACTCCTACTCCAGCACCAATACAAAATTATACTGCCATATTTGGTTTTGGTGTAGGTAATTCTGGTAGTGATTTATCAATGACTAATCTCGTATCTGATGTTGGCATTGTTCAAAACGATGTAACAACTGTTGCTACTGCAAGAAGTGAGTTAGCAGCTGCGGGTTACGGTACAGATAAAGCCATATTTGCTTTTGGTTATATTAACTCTGTTGGAGTTTCAAATTTATCTAACTTGGTAACTAATGAGGGAGTTGTTGGAACCGATCAATCAACAGTGGGTACTTCTAGAAGCCGTCTTGCAGCAGCTGGTTATGGTATTGATAAAGCTATTTTTGGTTATGGTGGAACCTATTTATCGATTACTAATTTAGTAACTAACACTGGTGTTGTTGGCAGTGATGTTACTGGTGTTGGTACTGCTAGATCAGACCTAGCAGCTGCTACTTTTGGTAGAGATAGAGCAATTTTCGGGTTTGGTTCAAATGGTTCTAAATTATCAATGACAAATTTAGTAACTAATACAGGTGTTGTTGGTAATGATGTATCAGGAGTCGGTACTGCCAGATCTGGTCTAGCAGCTGCTACTTATGATACTAATAAAGTTATATTTGGTTTTGGTAGTACTGGAACTTTTTCACCAGTATCAACAACCAATTTGGTTTCTAGTACAGGTGTTGTTGCCACAGATACATCTAATGTTCAAACAGCTAGATCTGGTCTAGCTGCAGCGAGTTATAGTTCAACAAACGCAGTATTTGGGTACGGGTTTACTTCAACAGGTGTAAATATAACTAATTTAATTAGTAGCTTAGGTGCAATTATTTCAGAATCCTCTGGTGTTGGCACTGCGAGATACAATTTAGCAGCTGCAAACATTGTTTATATTGCTCCAACTCCAACAGTTACCCCTACAAACACAGTTACACCAACAGTTACACCAACAATTACAGTAACCCCAACCAATACCCCAACCAATACTGCAACGCCAACTGTAACACCAACCAATACTGTAACACCAACAATTACCCCAGCAAACACACCACCAGCTCAATCAGATAAGAGTGCTATATTTGGTTATGGTTCTAACGGAAGTTTTGGAAATAACTTATCAATGACCAATTTAATTTCTAACACCGGGGTTGTATCTACTGACACAACTGGTGTAGGAACAGCTAGATTGGGTCTCGGTGCAGCTAGTTACGGTGGAGATAAAGCAATATTCGGTTATGGTCGTGTGAGTGGAATTGGTGGTACAAATCAAACTATTACCAACCTTGTTTCAAATCTTGGTATAGTTTCTACTGACACAACTGGTGTAGGAACAGCTAGATTCTACTTAGCAGCAGCTACTTATGGTACAGATAAAGCAATATTTGGTTACGGTCTAGATGATTCTTTTACTGCTGTATCAATGACTAATTTAGTATCTAACACAGGAGTCGTCGCTAGCGATACTACAGGGGTAGGTACTTCTAGAAGCGGGTTAACAGCAGCTAGTTATGGTTATGATAAGGCAATATTTGCATGTGGTGATAATGGATTTAAAACTAACAAAGTTTCAAATACAGGTGTAGTTGCATCAGATACCTCTGGTACTGCTCCAACAGCTCGTACAGCTCCTTTCGGTGCAGGTTATGGTTATGATACAGCTATTATTGCATTTGGTAACGATGGTAGTTATTTAAATTCTATAACATTAATTAATAATCAAGGGAATGTAGCAACTAATACAAGTGGTGTTGGAACTGCTAGAGCTTATGGTGGTGCGGCAAGCTATAGTACAGATAAGGCAATATTTGGTTATGGTACTACAGGTACGGTTCAAAATATAACTAATTTGGTATCTAATACAGGTGTAGTTGCCTCAGATACAACCGGAGTAGGTACTGCAAGATTAGGACTAGCTGGAGCAAGCTATGTCGCAGGTGTTGCTCCATCACCAACTCCAACCAATACAGTCACTCCAACAATTACAGTCACTCCAACAATTACTCCAACTAATACAGTTACCCCAACAATTACTGTTACCCCAACAATTACTGTTACCCCAACAATTACTGTAACACCAACAGTAACACCATCCAATACAGTCACACCAACTAATACTGTTACTCCTAGCAACACTGTAACACCAACAATTACTGTAACACCAACTATCACTGTTACTACAACTAGTACAGTAACACCAACAATTACTGTAACACCTACGGTTACCCCAACCCCAGGTCTCTCTCCTACTTCAACAACAACAATTACTCCAACAATAACTGTATCACCAACAAATACTGTTACACCAACAATTACTCCTACCAATACTGTTACACCAACCATTACAGTAACACCTACAAACACAGTAACACCTACAATTACACCAACAATTACAATTACACCAACAATTACTGTAAGCCCAACCAACACAGTTACACCAACAATTACACCAACCATCACTGTTACACCAACCATCACTGTTACCCCAACCAACACAGTAACACCAACAATTACACCAACAATTACTTTAACACCAACAATTACAGTTACACCTACCAATACTGTTACACCTACAATCACGGTTACCTCTACCAGCACCGTAACACCTACAATTACACCGACAATAACTGTAACACCAACTAATACTGTTACACCTACAATCACCCCAACAATTACCCCTACACAAAGAAATACATATTGCTTCCAGTCACCGGATACTGAACCATACATTAATAATTTTACCGATAGTAAGAATTATATTATTAGTGCTATTGATTCTTCTAATATCGCTTCAAGAGGAGCAACTGATATAGCTAAAATTCTTAAGTTTATTGTAAGCAGACTATATTTAGTTGGAAATATATTTAATAATTATAGTTGGGGAGCATATGGTACAACATCTGCAGCATATAACGTAGTTTTCACTAATTTTGGTCCAGAAGGTAGCAGTCAGAAATATTACTTTGAAATTCAGCCAAGTTATGTAACTCCAACTCAATATATTGCATATTGTTCATATTTGTTCTTCAATATGAATACTGGCACAATGTTAGTTGATATGTGTATACTTAATATTTTCAATTATAATAACTATCCAGCTACACTCACACCTACAGTAACACCAACAATCACAGTAACAACAACAAATACACCAACACCAACTAACACAGTTACCCCAACTATTACTGTGACAACAACTGTTACTGCAACCCCAACTAAAACTGTAACTCCAACAGTTACACCTACACCAAATAATACCCCAACTACCCCAACTGTAACTCCAACCAATACGGCTACACCAACAGCTACAGTAACACCATCCGTGACTGTAACGCCAACAGTTACAGTTACCCCGACTGTAACTCCAACAGCCTCTCCTATTTTATCAAATAGACAAGCTATTTTTGGTTACGGTCAAGGAGATAGCGGCATACTTTCAATTTCTAATACAATTACAAATCTCGGTACAGTTAATACAGATCAATCTGGGGTTGGTACAGCAAGATATAGCTTAGCTGGTGCTAGTTACGGTGGAGATAAGGCTATATTTGGGTTCGGTGCAAACGATGTTAAGCTATCTATAACAAACACTGTTACAAATCTTGGTATAGTTAATACAGATCAAGCAGGGGTTGGAACAGCAAGATATGGTTTAGCTGCTGCAAGCTACGGTGGAAATAAGGCAATATTCGGGTTTGGCTTTGATGGTAGTTATGTTTCAACAACTAATACTGTTACTAATCTCGGTATAGTTAATTCAGATACAACAGGAGTAGCAACCGCAAGAGCTTTTTTAGGTGCTGCAAGTTATGGTGGAGATAAAGCAATATTTGGTTTTGGTGCTACATACTCAACAGGTAATGTTTTCTATAATAAAACCTCACTATTTTCTAATACTGGTGTGTTTGTTAGTGAAACTGACAATATTGCAACTGAAAGAGGTTTCCTCGCTGCAGCTGGTTACGGAACAGATAAAGCAATATTTGCTTATGGTTTTAATAATAGTGGTTACCTCTTACTTTCAAGCAAAGTAACTAATACAGGTACACTCGGTACAGACAATACTATTGTTGGTACTGCTAGATACGCTTTAGCTGCTGCTACTTACGGTGGTGATAAGGCTATATTTGGTTTTGGTTTTACAAGCGACTATAGCGTTGTTAATACTACTACATTATTTGATAATCAAGGAAATTATGTTAGTGAAAATTCTGGGGTTGGTACTACCAGATACGATCTTGCAGCAGCAAGCTTTGGTAGCTAATGCATCTTGTTTTTTGTGAGGTTTTTCGTTAATAATATTGATGAAAAAAGAATCACCTCTAATTAAGAAGTTGCTAGAAGATGCAAAGCTAGAGGCTAAAAAGAGAAAAAATAAATATGCTGGAACAGAGCATATTCTTTTGGCTCTGCTCAAATGCAATAGTACTATCTTAATTAACTTGTTTAAGAATCTCAAAGTAGATTACAACAACATAGTTTTCATCATTGATAATGTTTTATTTTATAGTAACGTTGATAAACCACCTACCTTAGAAGATATTCAATTTACCCCCAAAGTAGAAAAGATATTTTCCCTCGCTGAACAAATTTGTAAAAAGCTAGGTCAAAAAGAATTGACTCCTGTTCATGTTTTTCTTGGATTGCTTTATGACGATCAAGGTAGTGCGATTAACATCTTAAAATCAGAAGGAGTCTTTTATAAAAACGTCAAGGAGATTGTTTGTAAACAACTCGATGGGGAATTGCTACCTAATGAGCCTAAAAATACTGAGGCTATCCCTGTATTAACTGATGATGATATTGAAGATGAAGAGCCAAATAATATTCTTGAGGTGTTTGGAACTAATTTAAACGAATCTGAATTGCCTCTTAATGTAATTGGTGGAGATAATTATATCTCAAGAATGGTAGAGATTCTTTGCCGTAAAAATAAGAGCAATGTTATTTTGATTGGTGAACCTGGAGTAGGAAAGACAACTCAGGTACTTAACTTAGCGAGAAAGATTAGAGATAATGATGTCCCGGAGTTCTTGCAAAATAAGACAGTTTACAGTCTAGATCTCAACAAATTAATTTCAGGAACAAAGTTTAGAGGGGATTTCGAAGAGCGTATTCAGGCTCTTATTCACGCATTATTAACAAAGAAGAATCTAATTGTTTATATCGATGAGATTCAGAATCTGACTAGTTTAGGTAAGTCTTCTGGTGTAGATTTAGGAAATACCTTGAAGACAGTACTAACAACTGATAATGTTAGAATAATTGGCTCAACCACCTTTAGTGATTATAAGAACTCTTTTGAACAAGACAAGGCTTTAGAGAGAAGATTTCAAAAAGTAATTTTCAAAGAGCCTAATACTAACGAGACTTTCAGTATTCTTAAAGGAGTAAAGAAGGATTATGAAAATTACTACAAGTGTACTATCAATGATACAATTTTAAAGCGTATTGTTCATTTGTCCGATAGATTTGTAACTAATAGAAAGTTTCCGGACAAGGCTATTGATATTCTAGATGAAGTTGGTTCATTTGTATACAATAAAAAGAACGTTGTACCTAAGAATATTGTAAAGTCTCAAAACGTTGTATTAAAGACAATGCAGAAGAAAGAACAATTCTTGTTTAAGAACAACTTTGAGAAGGCTTTATTGTTTAAAGAGCAGGAAGAACAAGAAACTGCTGTATTGAACAAGCAACTTGATGAATGGAAAAAGAGTATTACTTCATTTGCATCTATTAAGCTCAATGATGTTGATGCAGTGGTTAGTAAGTTGACTAACATCCCTATTAACAAGATCAAGGTTAATGATGAATATTTTAAAGAGCTTAGAACATTCTTAGAGAGCAATGTGTTTGGACAAGCTCAGGCTATCCAAAAGATTGTAAAGATCATTAAGAAGTCTAAGTTGGATCTTCAGGATCCAAATAAACCTCTTGGATCTTTCTTACTAGCCGGGACTACTGGTGTTGGCAAGACATTACTAGTGAGAAAGCTCCATGAATTTCTATACAACAATACACCAGAATCGTTTGTTGTGTTTGATATGTCAGAATTCTCTGAGGCTCACTCAATTTCAAAGCTAATTGGTGCTCCTCCAGGATATGTTGGATATCAAAAGGGTGGTATCTTAACTGAGAAGATTAAGAACTTTCCAAATAGTATCATTTTATTTGATGAAATCGAGAAAGCACATCCAGAAGTATACACTGTTTTGCTACAAGTGCTAGATAGTGGTAGATTAACAGACTCTTCTGGTGAAGAAATAAACCTAAAGAACTGTTATTTCTTTGCTACAACTAATGTAGGTGCTAGTACTGAGAGATCAATGGGCTTTGGTGCTCAGAGCTTTACAGAAAACTTCTTTAGTTCAATTGAAAAGTACTTTAGACCAGAGTTTCTCAATAGATTCGATGATATTATTGTATTCGATAAGGTTACAGATAACGACACTATTGAGAAGATTATTAGGAAAGAGTTAGAGATTATTATTGACAGAGTAAAGACTAAGACAGGTATACGTTCCATCTCCTTCTCTGAGACAATTATAAAGTTCGTTTCAGAGAAAAGCCAGACAGAAAAGTATGGAGCTCGTGAAATTAAGAGAATTGTTGAAAAATTAATCTTTAACCCAATGATTGACTTTATTTCTTCCAAAAAGAAGATTAAATCCATTAAGATTTCCGAAGAAAATAAAGAAGTTTCTTTTTCTGCTTGATTCTACCCTTCATATCTCTATAATCGGGGTATGAAGAGTTACAAAGCCGTTATTCGCAACTTCCATAATCACGATTGCCGCGACATCGAAGTCTCTGGCAAGAACGTTCAGCTCGCTCATAAGCTTGCCTTGAAGCAGGTGAAGTTTGAAGAGGATATCCTGGAGATGTACAACGCTGACGGCAACCTTGCCTACCATCTGCAAAAAGGTTGGCGAGAATAAACTTTCCTGTTGCATATTTCTGATATCGAGACTATAAATATTGGTATGACGAGCAATCTTATCTCTCTCGACTCAAAGCTTGGAACCGAAGTCACTGGTGTTACGAGCTTTGACGAACTGATTACCCGAGCGAAGCTTGACTTTAAGCTTAAGAAGGAGCCGCTTTTTGACGAAAACGGCAGGCAGATCAAGGATAAGTTTATTATTCGAAACACCAATACTGATTCTGTTCTCGGTATTGTTGGTAAACGTTACAACATTGTCGATGTCCCTACTATGATTGAGCCTTTTCACGAAAACATTGTGAAGAAGTTTGATCTAGAGTATGAGAATGCAGGCATTATTGAAGATGGTCGCAAGTGTTGGGTTGCTGCTCGGTTTCGCAACCCAATGGCTCTCAAGTATCGCCCTCAAGATAAGATTAACAATCGAATCTTCTGTTTGATTACTAACGATGGTACCTTTCGCAACTCCTATTTGAGTATGGCTCATCGTATTTTCTGTAACAATCAATTGAAGCTGATGGTTAAAGCTGCTTCTAATGCTGGGTTTGGAGTTATGCACACCAAGAACCATCAACGTAAGATTGATACCAACATGATTCTTATTGATAGCTTCTTGGATATTGGTAAGAACTTTATTAGTAAGGCAGATGCTCTCAATGATAAGCTTATGAGCGCTCAGGAGGCTAAGGACTTTCTTGATAAGCTTATGCCTAAGAATAGCAAGAAGCCTAATTCAAAGCAGGCTTTGCGCGCAGTACATCGTAAGTCTCATATTATTGAGTTGTTCCATAACGGAAAGGGTAATATCGGTCGTACTCGCTGGGATATGTTCAATGCAGTCACTGAGTTTATTGACCATCATAATAACCCTAACAAATTTATTAAGCATGGTAAGATTGCCATGGAAAAGCGATTTGTAGCTAATACAATCTTTGGGCAAGGAGTACAAATTAAGCAAAAAGCTCTGGATTTGTTGCTCAATTGATTAAATAATAACACGGGAGGTTAGCTCAGCGGCAGAGCAGATCCTTTACACGGATAAGGCCAGAGGTTCAAATCCTCTACTTCCCACCATTTTATCGGAGTGTAGCTCAACTTGGTAGAGCACTTGCTTTGGGAGCAAGTTGTTGCAGGTTCAAATCCTGTCACTCCGACCATTTCTTAAATAGCCATAATCTTCATGGCTGTACTGTAACCAGAACCAGTAGACCAATCGTAGTTAAATCTCCAGTTTTTCTTCTTTTCAAGTAATTGGCTTACAGGTATATTAGAATTAACTAAATCAATCTTAATATCAGTATTTTCACAATCAAAAGCTAACAAATAATCAAATTGCTTGTTAAGCTGATAGCACTTTAATTGTATAAAACCTACTAATCTCAACAAATCATCTGCTTGAGTTAGAGTTCTATTATCAATATACTTGGTTCTAATGCTTCTTACAATAGAAGACTTCTTGTTTTCAATGTAAGAATCTAGTTCACCACTAATTAGTTCTTCTTTACCTGGATCATCAATGTCATAACCAGCCAAGACTGATACTAAATCCTTAATATCTTCCAATTCTCCTTCAGCAGCCTTGCGACCTAGGGCTTCTTTGCTGGCTCCTTCTGTTCTTTCTGTCTCTAATCTAGCTCCAGGAATAGATTTAATCTCGAAAGTCTTGCCATTTAGTTCCATATCACCTATTGCTGCGCTAGTTCCACCAGCAAATATCTCGAAAAAGATTTCACCGGGACCAACAGCCTTACCTTTCTTAGGTTCTGTCTTTTGTTTCACTAGGCGAGTAAGTTCTGGGATGTGAGAAGATACGTTTCCTTTGTAACAGGTAGTAAGAATCTCGACTAAAGAGCCACTATCACTGCTTTCTCCATAGAGATTCAAGATTTTAGCAAACTCATCTTGATTCTCCTTCTTAAAATTCATACCAGTCTCTTTAATAAAGACAGCAAAAGCATTGGCAATATCAGATCCTGGCTGAACTCCTGCATTCTTTAACGATTCTTTAAACAAGGCAGAGTCAACTTCTTCTCCAGACACGTCATTCGCTCTTAGAGCTCTCTTAAGAACATTGTTGTAGTAGACTTTATCCAGTGTAGCAATGTGTTCCACTGAATCTTGGTCTGGTTCTTGCTTAAAGATCTTCACCTCATCCTGTTCCCTGAGGATTTTGCTGGCATAGACGTCTTTGAGCCTGGATATGATCATAGAATTATTTATGCCCCTACCTAAATAAAAACAGTTGCTTTTTCTTGGCAACGCTTTATAATAACGACGATATGAAAAATATGTTTAAGTCCCTGTTGGCGATCGCATCTTTGGTCATCGCCCTTTCTATCACTGCCGCTGACACCTCCTCTGTTGGGGTTACTGCAGGATACAATAATAACTATGTTGTGAACGGTGTTGTTCGCAACAATGCTTCAGCCTTGATTGCTGTTGATGCCAGCAAGTCTCTTAAGTATGCTGATATCTACGTCAAGGGTACGTTGCTCCCTAATAACGAGCTCGATCAGTCCCATTGGACGCTTGGAGCTGGGAAGACTTTTGGTCTCTTCTCTGATTTCGCCTTGCGTACTGAGGCTGATGTTACTCGACACCAGAGCGGAGTCGCTGGCGTTCCTAACTCTACTGAGGTTGGAGCCAAGCTCGCCTTGAGTAACCCGTATGTTACTCCTTATGTTCGTGGATCTTATGATTATGATCTCGATCAGACTGGTGTGAGTGCTGGTTTCTATCGCGTTCAGCCTTTGCTCTATGGATTCACTGTTACTCCTCTTGCTGAGTATGGTAAGTTCACTGATTACGAGGCTTTCTTGGCTAAGGTTACTGTTGCTCGTCCTTTTGCTCTCTCCTTCGGAACTCTTACTCCGTTTGCTGATGTGAGCTGGATTGATAATAACTTCAGTGTTAGCAAGTATAACTTTGCTACCAAGGAGCTCAATGGGGCTGTGGTTGTTTCCGCTGGTTTGAATCTGCGTTTTTAATCAGAGTTAGTTAGTAGGTAGCCCCTGAGATTAATTTCTCAGGGGTTTTTTGTTGCTTTTATACCTAAGGTAGTAAATAATAACAGAGCGCGGGTATGATGTAGTGGTAGCCTGCAACCTTGCCAAGGTCGATGTGCCGGTTCGATTCCGGCTACCCGCTCCACTTTCTAGTATAAATAATATTAATGAACTTTTTTAATCATTATCTTATTCAAGAGAGTAAAGAGAGAGAACAGCTAGATAAAACAATAGACTACTTGTCTAAGAAAGAAAAAGTTCTTCTTCTCACCACTTCCAATCGCTGGACAGGCCACACAGACGATATTCCCAAATCAACCCAGCTAGCTATGTTTGTACAGGAACAGCTTGGCAAACAAAAGGCTACTTTAATTGAAGTACCTAAGCTAAAAATCTACCCTTGCGAGGGTAATGTAAGTAGCAGCCCAGATAAAGGTGGGAATCACTGTGGCACTAAAGACGCTGCATTAAAAGATAAAGAAAAGAACCCTACCGGTTATCATAGATGCTGGGCTAGTATCAATAACAAAGATGATGAACTTTGGAAGATCAGTAAACCATTATTTGAAAGTGAAGCAGTTCAGATATTTGGTTCTGTAAGATGGGGTCAGGCTAATGGATACTATCAGAAGTTAATTGAAAGATTAACCTGGATAGAGAACAGAGCTTCTACACTAGGTGAAAAGAGTGTTGTCTCAGATATTGATGCTGGACTGATATTAGTTGGGCAGAACTGGAACGGAAAAGATGTATTAGATACTCAAAAGCAGGTGTTAAAATTTTTTGGGTTTAAGACTCCATCCGAGATGTTCTGGAATTGGCAATATACACAAAATGCTACTCTAGAAACAAAAGAGTCGTATAAGAAGGCTTATACGACTTTTGAGAAGCAGTTTATATTAGAAGATTAATTACTGTAAGGTCAATAGATACTTGAGCTTGTTTAATTCACCGAGCATCTCGTCTCTAATGTTCATAAGATCTGAATCAGCGTTCTTATCTGGTATTTCTAAATTTACTAGATACTCCACTGCATTGTCTACAAAACCATCTACTGGTAATTGATCTGTATTAAATAGATCAACTGTAGTAGAACCACCTTTAGCTTCAATTCTACCATACTTACCCATGTAGACTTCAATGTATTGATCAATCAAACCGTTGAGAGCATCATAGGCGCCACCAAGAGCCTGGTGTTGAGCATAGCTAGTTGTCTGCCAATGATAGACTTTGAGTTGGTTGAGTATCGTAAGAAGATTTTTAATGTATTTCATAAAGTTATTTATTAAACAAGACTCTAAAAGCGCATTGAAAGTTCTTACTAGAATAATGTCTAGCATCTACTTCCCAAACGTTCCAGTAGTATTTATCTGTTTTATTATCAACATCATGAGCAGTATAATCAAGTTCCTTTTCTTTAACTCTTAATAGCTTATCTTGTATCCAATGACGAAATTCATGTAATAAATCTCGTAAGAATATTCTTCTTCTTGATTTCTTATCATATTTCTTTCTAAATGGAGCAACCCCAATGTCTAAGGTATTGCTTCCGAAGTAATAACCGCTGTCAAGATAGCGAGTATCTATTTTTATGTTTATGGCTCTTTTAATATCTTTGCCAGGAAACTCTTTTTCTAATAGCTTATTGAATACAGCCTGTAATTTAGATCTTTTTATGCCAAACCTTAAGAACCAATCGGCAGTTTTCTTACCGTATCGTACTTGGATCTTAATCATGCCAATATTAATTCAGATTTTTTATTTTTACAAGTTGCATCATTTAGAATAGAAAACTAAGTAAAAATGTACGTTGGTTCGTACATACACATTATGAAAACTTCACAAACAAACACAGTTAGTAACTCAAACAAGAACGCCTACGAAATCAGACTAGATGTTCTTAACATGGCCAAAGATTTGGAAATGCATAACATTTATCTCAGGCAAGAGGAGATTAGAACTAACCACGAAAAGTCTACTGAATTTCTTGAATATCCTGAATCAGTCATGGCAACCGATAAGCTTTTTGACAAGATTTTAGGTACCGCAAATAAACTTTATTCTTTCATCGAACGAAAGTAGATTTCACAGAAGAATAAATATATACTACACTTAGCACAGAGAAGTAGAGGGGAAGCCTTCTACTTTTCTTCATCTAAACTATATGGCAACTACAACTGAAAATAAACCTGTAAACGGGCTTGAAGAGATCGCTCGTTTTGTTTTTACTACCAAATACGCTCGTTATAACGAGAAGAATAAGAGACGCGAAACTTGGGATGAGACTATTGGTCGCGTCGAATCAATGCACCTACAAAAGTTCAAGCATTTGTCTGCTGAGGATAAGAAGCAGATTTCTGAGGCCTTTGACTTTGTTCGTGCCAAGAAGGTTGTCCCATCTATGCGCTCTATGCAATTTGGTGGCAAGGCTGTTTTCGCTCACAATGCACGTCTTTTTAACTGTGCGGTTCGTCACGTAGACTCAGTGAGAAGCTTTTCTGAGATCTTTTACCTACTTCTGTGTGGTTGTGGTGTTGGAATTGGTCTCTCCAAGACGTTCTTGGACCGTCTTCCTGACCTAGTTACTGCTGCAGATAAGACTGGAACGGTTGTTACTTATACTGTTCAGGATACTATTGAGGGTTGGGCTGATTCTGTCGAGGTTCTGCTCAATTGTTATACACGTAACAATGCTTTGTCTGGCCGTAAGATCGTGTTTGACTACAGCAAGATTCGCCCAGAGGGTGCAAAGATCAAGACTGGTGGTGGCAAGGCACCTGGTTATAGAGGTCTCAAGGCTGCTCACAAGAAGATCAAGGACTTCTTGGATCACTTGATTGAGAAGCAAGAGCGTGCTCGTCTTCGCTCTGTCGATGCTTATGATATCTTGATGCATTGTTCCGATGCAGTATTGTCTGGTGGTATTCGTCGTTCTGCTACTTCTGTTATCTTCATGAAGGATGACGAAGACATGCTTAATGCTAAGACTAACTTTGCAATTACTAAGCATACTAAGTTCCATAAAGAAGATAATGGTCAATATTCTGGTAAGGTTACTGTTAACAAGAAGGATTATGAGGTTACTGTTTCTGAGTGGGAATATCAGAATACTATTTGTAAGGATATGATGATTGGTTGGCATCATATTGAGCCTCAGCGCGCTCGTTCCAATAACAGTATTCTTCTTTTGCGTAATCAGACTACCTTGGAAGACTTCCGTAAGATCATTGAGCGTACCCGCCAGTATGGGGAACCTGGGTTCGTGTTTGCAGATCATCCTCAGCAGTTGTTGAATCCTTGCTTTGAGATCTCATTCATCCCTGTAACTGAAGATGGTGTTTGTGGTGTTCAATTCTGTAACTTGACTTCTATTAATGGAGCCAAAGTTAAGACTAAGCAGGATTTCATTGAGGCCACTAAGGCTGCTTCTTTGATTGGTACATTGCAGGCTGCATATACTGACTTTAAGTATCTCAGCAATGCTGCTAAGAAGCTTACTGATGATGAGGCCCTTCTGGGTGTTTCTATTACTGGTATGATGGATAACCCTAGTGTGTTGCTTGATGCAAACTGTCAGAACTTGGCTAGTGCCGCTGCCGTAGAGACCAATCGTGTTTGGGCTGAGAAGATTGGTATCAAGCAGGCTGCTCGTGTTACTTGTATCAAGCCTGAAGGAACCTCTAGCCTTGTGTTAGAGTCTGCTTCTGGTATTCACCCTCACCATTCTCGCAAGTACTTCCGTAGAGTTCAGATGAACAAGATTGATAACGTTTATCAGTTCTTCAAGATGTATAACGAACATATGTGTGAGCCTAGCGTTTGGTCAGCTAATAAGACTGACGATGTTGTTTGCTTCCCAATTGAGGTTTCACCTGAAGCTATTGTTAAGAGTGATTTGACAGCCAAGCAACACTTGGAGTATATCAAGTCTACTCAGACAAACTGGGTGATCCCTGGTACTAATGATTATACCAAGCCTATTCATCACAACGTTAGCTGTACTGTTACCGTTAAGGAAGAAGAATGGGACTTTGTGACCAAGTACTTGTTTGATAATCGCCAGTTCTTCTGTGCTGTGTCCTTGTTGCCTGACTTTGGTGATAAGCTCTATGCTCAGGCACCTAACGAGTCAGTTTCTACTGAGGCTGATGTGCAGAAGTATAATGCAATTGTAAAGGATATGGTCAATGTTGACTATACCAAGCTCAAAGAAGAAGAGGATGAGACTGCTGTTCAGGCTACTGTTGCTTGTGCTGGCAATGCCTGTGAGTTCGTCTTTAACTCTTAAACTAATTTAGTTGTAGTTAAGCCGCAAGAGGGTAACGAATAAAAGTTACCCTCATTTTTTTGTAGATATGTCTCGTAATCATTCATTAAAACAGGGTAATAGAATCTGAAGTCGTTATTATAGTTAGCACCAAAGAACTTGTAGTTATATTTGGTTTCGTAAAATACTATTTCACTTCTAGTCAATGCATCTTGGAACAAAGGAACTGGATTCTTAACAAGGTTTTCCTTTACATCTATAAACAGTATTTGCTGTGAGTGGGTTAGAGTATCATCTAAAAAGCTATCGTTTAGCCTTTCATGCAAGTGTATATTTGTCTTTAATCTCATCATTTTAACTGTTTTATACACATCTTTGTCTTTAAAAACAAAGTTAAAACAATTGTTTATGCCTAATCTCTTGGCTCGGTAATAAAAAGGAACCACGTGTTCCATATCCATATTATCTACCAGTGTAAAAACAAACATATCTAATAAGTAATTACCATTAAAAGTAGGTTTTTTCAATAAATATTTTCACTAATATGGCAGACGTACAAGTAATACCAGGAGTAGCGGTAATATCTTTCTCAGGAGTGGCTACTAATACAGTATATCTTTCTTCAAGTGATGCGGGTGTTGCTATTCTAGAAGGGCCAAACGGGCCAATGTTTACTGCTGATGGTAATACTAACGAGATGACAATTGAAGCAACATTGTCAGCCGTAAACTTTATTATTAATACACCAGATATTGATGCTTCTGGTCTTGATACTTTAACTGACCCGCTATCTGTTTTAGCACTATCAGCTGGTAAATTTTATGCTACAACAGCTGGTAAAATAGGTGCTCCTGGAACTAGTGGTTTACCTGGAGCCTCTGGAACCTCTGGTATTTCAGGTATTCCTGGTATTAGCGGTGTACCAGGCATCTCAGGTGTTCCTGGTATTAGTGGTGTTCCTGGTATCTCCGGCCCACCTGGTATTAGCGGTGTTCCTGGAGCAAGCGGATTTCCAGGAGCAAGCGGCCTTCCAGGAGCTAGTGGTATACCTGGTATAAGCGGTATTCCTGGTATTAGTGGTATTCCCGGTATTAGCGGCATCCCTGGTATTTCTGGTGTTCCTGGTATAAGCGGAACTCCTGGAACACCTGGTTTAAGCGGTAAGCCAGGTGCTTCTGGTTTACCAGGCACTCCTGGTATTAGTGGTATTCCTGGCATTAGTGGTATTCCTGGCATTAGTGGTATTCCTGGCATCTCAGGCACCCCGGGTACACCTGGTTTGAGCGGAAAGCCTGGGTCAAGTGGGTTACCAGGAGCTAGCGGTCAACCTGGTATCAGCGGCGTTCCAGGTATTAGTGGTACTCCAGGAACTCCTGGTATTAGCGGCATTCCGGGTATCAGCGGTACTCCTGGTGTTTCTGGATTGAGTGGTAAACCAGGCGCAAGTGGGTTACCTGGGGCAAGTGGGTTACCTGGTAACCCCGGTATTAGTGGTACTCCTGGTATTAGTGGTACTCCCGGCATTTCTGGAACTCCTGGTATTAGTGGTATTCCAGGTATTAGTGGAACTCCTGGTTTGTCAGGAGCAAGCGGGTTACCTGGCGCAAGCGGGTTACCTGGCGCAAGCGGGTTACCTGGTACTCCTGGTGTTAGTGGCGTTCCGGGTATTAGTGGTATTCCTGGTATTAGTGGCGTTCCCGGCATTAGCGGAACCCCAGGCATTAGCGGAACCCCAGGGTTGTCAGGAGCTAGCGGATTACCTGGAGCTAGCGGATTACCTGGTGTAAGCGGTGTTCCTGGTATTAGTGGTGTACCAGGCATTAGCGGTATTCCTGGTATTAGCGGCGTTCCTGGCATTAGTGGCACTCCAGGCATTAGTGGCACTCCTGGTGTTAGTGGCACTCCTGGTGTTAGTGGTACTCCGGGTGTTAGTGGCGTACCCGGTATATCCGGTATTCCTGGTATTAGTGGTCAGCCTGGCATTAGTGGTGTGCCTGGCATTAGTGGTGTGCCTGGCATTAGTGGTGCTCCAGGTGCTAGCGGTTTACCAGGTGCTAGCGGTTTACCAGGTGCTAGCGGTTTACCTGGTATTAGTGGTGTACCTGGCATTTCAGGTACACCAGGTATAAGCGGAACTCCGGGAATTAGCGGTGTTCCAGGAGCCTCTGGTTTACCTGGAGCTAGTGGTCTTCCAGGAGCTTCTGGGTTGCCTGGTATTAGTGGTCAGCCTGGCATTAGCGGTGTTCCTGGTATTTCTGGTCAACCTGGAGTGAGTGGTTTACCTGGAGTGAGTGGTTTACCTGGAGTGAGTGGTTTACCTGGAGTGAGTGGTATTCCAGGAGCCAGCGGTTTACCAGGAGCCAGCGGTTTACCAGGAGCCAGCGGTTTACCTGGTACTAGTGGCCTTCCAGGTGCAAGAGGTATAGCTGGTGGCGCTACTTACTATTTAAACAACTCAGTTACATCCTTGTCTGGCTGGAAAGAGTGGAGTACAACTCCAGTACTTTTAGCACAGACAGTTAATACCATTACTTTAAATTCTGGTCAAACAGGAGTTATTCAGTCGTTTATTACCCCTATAGACGACCCATATTTAACATTTATTACTCCCGGTATTTGGTCGTTTTATTTGCATTGTACAAGAGGGGGTGGTACTAATACTCAATTTGATGTTTGGGCTGAAGTTTACCGATACAACACAAACCTTGGGACCCTTACCTTCCTCTTATCAACCGCTCCTGTAGCAATTATCTCAAATACCACCCCACAGATGCAGATTTCAGATTCGTTCTTTAATGGTGCCTCTGCATTATTAAATGATCGATTGTACGTTGATATTAAGGCCGCAAATAACAGTGGTGGTACCCATACTGTAAGTTTGTACTCTGAAGGTTCGCTAAATTATTCCTTCAGTATTACTCCAATTGGCGCAACAGGTAACAGCGGTCTACCAGGCATTAGTGGTACACCAGGCGTTAGCGGTGTTCCTGGTATTAGTGGTGTTCCAGGTATTAGTGGTGTTCCAGGCACCAGCGGTATACCGGGTGTTAGTGGCGGTCCTGGTGTAAGTGGTATCCCTGGTGTTAGCGGCGGTCCTGGTATTAGTGGTGGTCCTGGTATTAGTGGTGCTCCTGGTATTAGTGGTGCTTTAGGCGGTAGCGGTTTACCTGGTACACCTGGAGCTCCCGGCTTTAGCGGTTTACCAGGCACAGTGGGTTTATCTGGCGCCCCTGGTACCCCAGGCATTAGTGGTATTCCGGGTACCCCTGGAACACCAGGTACTCCTGGGTTTAGTGGTTTACCAGGTACAGTAGGTTTATCTGGTGCTCCTGGTACCCCAGGTATTAGTGGTGTTCCAGGTACCCCTGGAACACCAGGTGCTCCTGGCTTTAGTGGTTTACCAGGTACAGTGGGTTTATCTGGCGCTCCGGGTACTCCAGGCATTAGCGGTGTACCAGGCACACCTGGAACCCCAGGTGCTCCTGGCTTTAGTGGTTTACCAGGCACTGTTGGAACACCAGGGGCTCCTGGTACTCCTGGTATTAGTGGTATCCCAGGCACCCCTGGTACACCAGGCGCTCCTGGCTTTAGTGGTTTACCAGGTACAGTGGGTTTATCTGGCGCCCCTGGTACTCCTGGTATTAGCGGTGTTCCAGGAACCCCAGGCGCTCCTGGCGCCCCTGGCTTTAGTGGTTTACCAGGCACAGTTGGAACACCAGGTGCTCCAGGCACTCCTGGTATTAGCGGTATCCCAGGTATAAGTGGAACCCCAGGTACACCAGGTGCTCCTGGCTTTAGTGGTTTACCGGGCACAGTAGGTTTATCTGGCGCTCCTGGAACACCAGGCATTAGTGGTATCCCAGGTATAAGTGGTATCCCAGGTACACCTGGAACATCTGGAACTCCTGGCTTTAGTGGTTTACCGGGTACTGTTGGGACTCCTGGCGCTCCTGGTACCCCAGGCATTAGTGGTATCCCAGGCACCTCTGGTACACCTGGTACACCAGGCGCTCCTGGCTTTAGTGGTTTACCAGGCACAGTTGGAACACCAGGTGCTCCTGGTACTCCTGGAGTTCCTGGTATTAGTGGTATTCCGGGTACCCCTGGAACACCAGGTGCTCCTGGGTTTAGTGGTTTACCTGGTACTGTTGGTACTCCTGGTGCTCCTGGTGCTCCTGGTATTAGTGGTATCCCAGGCACTTCTGGTACCCCTGGTACCCCTGGTACCCCTGGCGCGCCCGGCTTTAGTGGTTTACCAGGCACAGTAGGATTATCTGGTGCTCCTGGTACCCCAGGTATTAGCGGTGTACCAGGCACTCCTGGTACATCTGGCACTCCTGGCTTTAGTGGTTTACCAGGTACAGTAGGTTTATCTGGTGCTCCTGGTACCCCAGGTATTAGCGGTGTACCAGGCACTCCTGGCTTACCAGGTACAGTAGGCACACCTGGTGCTCCAGGAACGCCTGGTATTAGTGGTAAACCTGGTACAGTTGGAACCCCAGGTTTGCCTGGTACAGTAGGTATTTCTGGTACTCCAGGTATCAGCGGTATGCCTGGTAAAGATGGTGGGCAATTAACTGCTAGTAATTATGTAGCTCAAGGTAAATTAGCTGCAGATCAAACTATTACAAGTGGTTCTGATAACACAATTCAGTTCATAGATGATTTTGACCCACAAAATTGGTGGGATGCTAGTACATATAGATTCACACCAACTGTTGAAGGTTACTATACTATTGCAGTTGGAGCATGGTTTTCTGACCCTGGCTCAACATCCAGTCAAATGAACTTACAAGGCAGAAAAAATGGTAATACATTTGCTTTAACTCAAGAGCCAAACAACTCTTCTGGAACAGGTCAAGGGCTTGGTTTTACAAAAATAGTTTTTTTCAACGGCTCTACAGATTACGCTGACTTTACAGTATATCAAAGTTCTGGTGTTAGTAGAACTCTTCAGCAAGGTACCTCTGGTTCTGGTACATGGTTTTCTGCTTCCTTAATTGTAGGTGGTACCGCTTCTGGTTTACCTGGTTTAAGTGGTACTCCTGGTATTAGCGGCATTCCCGGCACACCAGGGGCTCCTGGTACTCCTGGTACTCCTGGTTTACCTGGTATTGGTATTTCTGGTAAACCTGGTGCAGTTGGAACACCAGGTTTACCAGGTACAGTTGGAACTCCAGGGTTGCCAGGCACACCTGGATTACCCGGTACAATTGGTACTCCTGGTGCTCCTGGTCATTCTGGATTGCCAGGGTTGCCTGGTACAATAGGTACTCCAGGTACAAGTGGTTTACCTGGTATAAGCGGAACTCCCGGAACTCCCGGAACACCAGGTACACCTGGCGTAATAGGTACACCAGGTGCGCCAGGCGCAGTTGGTACCCCTGGTGCGCCTGGACACTCCGGTCTTCCTGGTCTTCCTGGAACAGTTGGAACTCCAGGTACTCCTGGTACTCCTGGTACAAGTGGTTTACCTGGTATAAGCGGTACACCAGGAACTCCTGGAACTCCAGGCACACCAGGTATTTCAGGTAAGCCTGGTACTGTTGGTACTCCAGGATTACCAGGTACAGTAGGTACACCTGGATTACCAGGTCACTCCGGTTTACCAGGAGCAGTTGGTACACCTGGAACAGTAGGTTTATCTGGCGCCCCAGGTACCCCTGGTATTAGTGGTATACCTGGTACTCCAGGCGCTCCAGGTACGGTTGGTACACCTGGAACTCCAGGCACTCCGGGTCATTCAGGTCTTCCTGGCACACCTGGTACACCTGGTGCTGTTGGAACTCCAGGCGCTCCTGGTACTCCTGGTATTTCAGGAAAACCGGGTACTGTTGGTACTCCAGGATTACCTGGTACAGTAGGAACTCCAGGACTACCAGGTCACTCAGGACTACCAGGTACTGTTGGTACTCCAGGCACTCCTGGGGCTGTAGGTACCCCTGGTGCTCCAGGTACTCCTGGTGCTGTAGGCACTCCTGGTACACCAGGCACTCCTGGTATATCCGGTAAACCTGGTACAGTTGGAACTCCAGGTTTACCTGGTACAGTTGGTACACCAGGTCTTCCAGGTCACTCTGGTTTACCTGGTACAGTTGGTACACCTGGAACTCCTGGTACTCCTGGTTTATCTGGAGCTCCTGGTACTCCTGGTGCTGTAGGAACACCTGGTACTCCTGGTATATCCGGTAAACCAGGCACTGTTGGAACTCCAGGACTACCAGGTACTGTCGGTACTCCTGGTCTGCCAGGACATTCTGGTTTACCTGGTACAGTTGGTACACCTGGTACTCCAGGTACACCTGGTAGTCCAGGACTACCAGGACATTCAGGCCTTCCTGGTACTCCTGGTACAGTTGGTACACCTGGAACCCCCGGTACACCTGGCGCTGTTGGTACTCCTGGCACTCCTGGTATTTCTGGTAAACCTGGTACAGCGGGGTTATCTGGGGCTCCTGGTACACCTGGTACTGTTGGAACTCCTGGTACACCCGGGCTGCCAGGTCATTCGGGTCTCCCTGGTACTGTTGGTACTCCTGGCACAGTAGGTACACCAGGTACACCAGGTTTATCTGGTGCGCCAGGTACACCAGGAGCTGTTGGTACTCCTGGTACCCCTGGTATTTCAGGTAAACCAGGCACCACTGGCACACCAGGGTTACCAGGTACAGTAGGTACACCTGGTTTACCAGGGGCAATTGGTACTCCTGGTACTGTTGGTACTCCTGGTACTCCTGGTATTTCAGGTAAACCTGGTACTGTTGGTACTCCCGGAACACCTGGTGCTCCAGGTTTATCTGGTGCTCCAGGTACACCCGGCACTGTTGGTACTCCTGGTACACCAGGTACTCCTGGTATATCTGGTAAACCTGGTTCTGTTGGTACACCAGGTTTACCAGGCACGGTAGGCACTCCAGGTGCGATAGGTACTCCTGGTACTCCAGGCTTACCAGGTCATTCAGGTCTCCCTGGTACTGTTGGTACACCTGGCGCTGTTGGTACCCCTGGTACACCAGGTGCTGTAGGAACTCCGGGCGCGCCAGGTACCCCCGGAACACCAGGTACTCCTGGTACTCCTGGTATTTCTGGTAAACCAGGTACAGTTGGTACACCTGGCGCTGTTGGTACACCAGGTACACCTGGTACACCAGGTGCTGTAGGAACTCCGGGCGCGCCAGGTACTCCTGGTACACCAGGTACTCCTGGTACACCAGGTATTTCTGGTAAACCAGGTACAGTTGGTACTCCTGGTTTACCTGGTACAGTTGGTACTCCAGGCTTGCCTGGTACAGTTGGCACTCCTGGTACTCCTGGTACTCCTGGTATTTCAGGTAAACCTGGTACTGTTGGTACTCCTGGTTTACCAGGTACAGTTGGTTTGTCTGGAGCTCCTGGTACTCCTGGTATTTCAGGTAGACCAGGTACTGCTGGTACTCCTGGATTGCCTGGTACTCCTGGGTTGCCTGGTACTCCAGGTTTATCTGGTGCTCCTGGTGCTGCAGCAACATTAACAAACAACGTTAACGACTATGTTTGTACCATGACTGGTTCTGGTATTAACGGTGAAGCTAACCTAACCTTTGATGGAACAGTATTACAAACATTTAACTATAAAGGTAAGCAAACAACTGTTACAGCAGCTTCTTCTACAACAGTAAATACTCAATATCAATTTACTGAAATAACTTTCAGCGCTACTATTTCAACATTAACCTTTAGTAATATAGCAGCTTCTGGAAATTCTGTATCTTGGTATGTTGTAACTGCTGGTAATGGTACAGCATATACAATAACATGGCCTGCTGCTGTAAAATGGCCTTCTGGTATTGCTCCAACAATTACTACAACAAATGCAAAGCGGGATTTTTATGCATTTGTAACTTATGATGGAGGTACAAATATTTACGCTAGCATAGTTGCTCAAAACTTCTAATTAATATTATGATAGCATTTAAACCTGGAAGACAGGCTCAATTTGATCTGTGGGGTACTAGAAGTAACATGGGCCAAGGATTTTCAATTTTTGGCTTTGGAGATGCTACTGGAGGATACTCAAATACTCCGTATAGCAGAAAATATACTTTTTCTAACAGTACTGAGTCTTCTAATACCGATTTTACCACTGGTAAAAAAATTGTTCAAGGAACAGCATTTTGGAGTAGTCTTTCCAGTAAAGTTTACTTAATTTCGGGTTATACTGGAAGCGGTCTTGACACAAATGTAAACACTCAGGCCTTTTCTACAAACACCCAAAGTACAATTTCTAATTCTTGGATGGGGGTAGTTAGAAGAGGTACCGCGGCTCCAGGTCAATTTTTTGGTATTAGATTTGATACGTCTTCAGGTTCATGCGCAATTATGGGTGGTTATAGTGATAATACAGGTCTTTATTACGCAAGAATTGACTATTTACAAACCTATAACGAAACCGGAGGCTATGCAGGAGATAATACTTTTTCATCTCACGTAGGCATAAGTTTTGCAAGTTATGAAAATTATTATTATGCTGGTGGTTACGAATCAATAACCACAATGTCTAAGCGGAATAATACTACAGGTAGTATATCTACTTTAGCAGCAACAGATACAGCTGGTTATTATGGGTATGGTACAGGTAACTGGGGATATGGTTATAGGTTTGGTGGTGCTTACTTTCAAAATTATAGTAATACTATGAGATTTAATTATTACAATGAAACTAGACAAACTGGAGCATCTCTTCCTAGTACCCAACCACAGATTTCACCTGGTACTACTGGAGTCACTAATGTTTATGCGTATCTTTGGACTGGTTATCAAGGGTCTATCTTAAATAGATTTTTAAATCTTTATTCATGGTCTACAGACACTATTACAAGCGCAAGCTATACAACAGGAGATCCCAACAACGGGTGGATTTACGGAACAGGTGGCGCATAAATAGCGCTATATGGATAAATTGATGGAGCTAACAAATGAGTTTTCTGAGAAGTTTGATTTAACTGACATTGATTTTTCAGTTCACTATACAGGTAGAACATTTTTTCAGCTAGAGCGTTTTGTAATGGGAGAGCATGATTTACCTGAGCGTAAATTTCTTCAATTAATGATGGAGCTCAAAACAATAAGAGATGGTTTTGTGCACGATAGTTTAGAAGTTGAAAAACTAAAGATTCAAATTAAAAGACTATTAGATACTGGGGATGAGATTGATAAGATAGAGGCCATGAAAAAGCAATACAATTTGAGTTTTTATGAGGCGGGCATGGTTTGTAGACAAGAAGAAGTAAAGCATATTGCTAAACTTTTAAAACAATTACCTAAAATTTATACTAAACAAGAAATTGAAGCAGCAGAAGAGAGATATTGGGAAAAGAGACTTGTTAGACAGGCAGCAGAGGAATTGGTTGGTACTATGACAGGTATTAATCCAGGTAACATGCGTTCTAATATTCAAGCTAAAACCTCGATTAGTAACTTGTTATTAGAATTACAAAATCAAAGCATAAATAATATTAAGGAGTCTGCTATGTTGCCGAGTAATGTAACAGAGAAAGAGCCTGAAAATTATTACAATCAAGTAGTGTTTTCAAACCCAGTTTTTTAATATGAGCTTTTACTGTTTGGTTATTGATAACAAAATTGTTTCTGAACCAATGCCCTTGCCGGCATGTTATAAAAACATCTCTAATTTTTATTGTTTATCTGACCAAGAGGTAGTAGATTTAACTTGGTCAGGTAACCCTGGAGAAGGATTTTGGCCCGCTACAGTAAACCCGCCTTGTGATTACACTATTTCTCAAAAACTAAAAAGAAATATTGACTTAAATTTAGTTGATAAGAGAGTAACAGTTACCTTTACAGCTGTAGATTTAACCACACAAGAGTATACTAATAGAATTAATTTTATAGAAAATCAAATAAGATCAATTAGAGATAACTATTTGAGATTAACTGATTTTACTCAACTTCCAGATGCCCCTATTTCAAGTGCTGCTAAGACTGATTATGTAAATTTCAGACAACAGCTGAGAGATATTTTAAATAATGTAGTTGACCCTACTACTATAACCTGGCCAACTATACCAACATCTGCTCCTAATATAGAGATACCTGCTTTCCCTCCTGTACCAGATTATAAGAATGGCCTTATACCTCCTGTGTAATACATAATTGCATGGTAGTATTACACCCTGACATTGGCAAGACGATTAACCCAATTGTTAATCCGAATCTTAATATTCAAGAATTAGGAAAGACTTTTATTTCGACTGGTAGAATTGAGATAGATAATTTCTTAGATACACCAACAGCGGATCATATGCATTATTTCTATAATGAATTGTATCCTTCTGAATGGTGGCATGCCTCAAGTGTTCCTGCCTTATACAAAAACGGTGGCAATAGTGATGAAATTTACGACGAATATAATCAATGTGATAAGTTTCAAAATACTACTCAAAACCAAAGCACTATCAAAGTAGTATATGAGTTCGCTCACAAAGCAAATGCAGAAGGTAGATTTGCTTATTTCTTCTGGAGATCTTTTAACGACCACCCTGTTGATTGTGTATGCCAGGAATGTCAATTAACAAGATACTTTAGTACTCCGCAGTTTGTTAATTTTCTCAATAATATTACTGGTAATTCTTTAAATTTAACAAATCCCTTTACTATCTTTACAAGCAAGTATTCTCAGGGATGTTTCCTTAATACTCACTCTGATGATATGAATGGTAAACTAGCCTTTGTTTATCATCTTACTAAAGATTGGAGACCGGATTATGGTGGTTTGTTTACTGCTCAGGATAAGGACAGAAATGTATTAAAAACCATTGTACCTGCCTTTAACAAGTTTGTTTGCTTCAGAGTTGGTGATTATATAACACCTCACAGTGTTACTCAGGTATCTCACAACGTAACTAAGCATAGAATATCGTTAACTGGTTGGTATAAGTGAGACTATTAAAACAAAATAAAACCCGTTGTTTCCCTGTTATAGTAACTGAGAACAACGGGTCTTTTGTGTTAAGATAGCTATTAATGTCTAAAATAGTGATAGTGATGATATGTCACTGGAAATTGCACAGTAATTGGTGTTGGGTAACCAATTCCAATTGGAGTTGGATATACAATTGGAGTTGGATATACAACTGGAGCTGGAGCATAAATCACAGGTCTAGGAATACATACAGGTGAAGTATATACGACTGGAGCTGGAGCATAAACGACTGGAGCTGGAGTATAAACAGGACCTCCAATGTTTACACTTACTCCAACTCCCCAACCTGCTAGAGCTGAAGAGGCTAAGAACAAACCAACAACAACCGACATTAACTTTTTCATAGTCATAAGTATTTATTAGTGTTTAATAAAGATCTTCCAATCTTCGTGTTTGATGCTTACATAATGAGTACCTGGAGCTGGAGCCTTTGGAACTCTCAAAAGCTTATATCCAGCCTCTTCGGGCATTTTATTACCAATCTTTTGATTGAGAGGTAGATCGCAAAGAACCATGTTTTCCCAGGTATCTTTACCACCACGACTCTTTGGAATAACGTGATGAATACTGCCACTATGCTTATCAAGTTTCTTACCAGTAAGTTGGCAGGTATAATTATCTCTCTTCCAGATAGCAGTCTTAGACACTCTCTCAAGACGTTTAGGCATAGAACTATAGTTCTTAGCTATTAGCACAGTAGGAATACGCATGATCCTATTGTTAGCGCATTTGATAAAAGGAGTATATTTATAGACTGGTTGAAAAAACCATTCGTTCCTGGTTACAGTCTTAATGGTATAATTTGAATAGTCATAACCAATGACATCTCCAGATTTAGGGTCAGTTTGTTCCTTATAATCAATGCAGATAGCCTCCCAGCTGTTAGAGTCTTCCTGGCTAAGAAACTGAGTCATGGTATCCTTGACAGTTTTAGTCTCTCCGGTGAACTCCCAGTTGCGGTTCAGAACAATAGTGTAGACTTCGCTTTCTACTGACATGCCAATATGTTATCGGCTTTCTTGAGACTAGGCAACTATTTTCCAGGATTTGTTTTCGGCTGATTAAAGAATTTAGATCCTTTTATCTTTTTTATGGAATCTTCAACTCTAGTCTTAACACCTGGCTCAGAACCTTGAATGCGGCTTCTTATTAAATTAGTAGCCTGCTCTTTTTCTCCAGCTAAAAGTAATTTAGTAACATCGTACTTTAAATCCCCTCTATAAACTAAATCAAATAAAGCTTGTTGAGTATTATAATCGTATTTAAAAAAGTCTGGGTATAATCTCTTTAATGTATCTAGACGGGTCTTAACGTCGTAATTTAATAGCTTTTCTGCCTGAGGCTCAGTTAACTCAGCTGGTTTTTGTTTATTAAAAATTTGATCAAAATCAAATTCAGGTATAACTTTTTTGAAAATAGCTTTTGACTGGTTTACATTCTTTAAGCTATGACCCCAGCCAATTGTTGGGTCTTTAGGAGCTCTGTGCAACTTTTTAACTAAATTAAAATTAGTGCTACCTTCTCTCTTTTTAAGATCATGTTTAATTTTGTACATGAACTCTTCTTCAGAAGAAGGCTTTACAGCTTTCTGAACAATAGCTGGTTGTTCCTTTTGAGGTATCTCTTTAGCAGCACCAGGAGCAGCAATCAACCCAGCAGCAAGAAGACTCTTCCAGTCTAGTTTTTCTTCTACACTGTGAGCCTTTAATAAATGGTTTGAAAGCAATGTGAAGCTCATTGACCTGTCATTTGAGGGTTAATAGTAGCAGATGTAAATGTTGGCTTCTTAGGAGCTGGAGGTAATCCTTGAGCCTGTCTTAGTTGATCACTCAAATCATTAACCATTCCCTCAAGATCTTTAATCTTTTTGAAAGAGTTTTGAACATATGCATTTGTTTGCTTGTTCATTGCATCCTGCTGATTAGCCTGAGGAGTGTTTGGTGTAGCTGTTTTTTGAGTAGATGTAGATGCAGAAGAAGTAGATGGGTTGTTAATACTTTGCTGCCCAACAGGTGCCTGCAAACTCATCTTTGGAATAGTAGGAATGGTTAACCCTGGAGCCTGTTCCATTATACTGTTGTATAATTCATCGAACGTCATATTAATATTTATGAAAGCTATTAATAATTTTATCTACTTCACCTCTTACAGATTCAACTGATATACTCTTCATGCAAGCAGCTCTAAATGGATTCAAATGATCTTTAATCCATTTTAAGCTTTCAAAATCTTCCTTTACTTTACCAACTATATATGTTGTTGAGTCCCAAAAAGCGTGGTCGTTATGAGCTGGAGTAACTACAATTCCTTTTTTACCCATTAAACCACATAGGTGCTGAAAGAATGTATCAACCCCCATAAAAAATCTGCTGTATATAATTAATGCTACTAATTCTCCAAATGTTCTATTAAAGAAGTACTCATTTACATTTTCGACTTTAAAATCTTCTTTTACTCCAACCTGAATAACATAATAGTTTTTACTCTGCAAATACGAGACAATCTGTTCCCATCTTTTAAAATCCCAGGTTTTATTACTGAGCATCAAACCATTACTAGGGCCTTCTCTATTACTAGCAGAAGGAGCAATAAGCACAATTTCTTTATTAAAAAACTCTTTCTTTATCTTTACTATATCATCTATATTATAAAAATATTTCCACCTTCTATTATTGTATAAATCTTCTTCTCCGTTCATTGAGAAATAGGCGCTCTCTAATGTTTTGCTGCGATTCTCACTACCATGTTCATAAACATTAAAACCTAACCCATTTAACTCCCACATATCATGTCTTAAAGGAATATCACCAGATAAATCATAAAGGAATGGGTAGGCTGTAGAAACCTTTAAGTTTGTTTTAGTTTTAAGAGATTCAAGTAGATTAAATGCACAAACATTGTCTCCTAAAGCCTCGTGAATATTAACCCATCTAACATTACCATTTATGAGGCCTTTTTCTTTCTTAGTCTCAAAGCGCTGCTTATCTTCCTCACAAATAAGAGGTTCAGAAATATTATCACCCATTCTCTTAGCAAAATCATATATTGCCCATTCTAGTGTTTGGTATCTAAAATCTATACCACCAATCTGTCTAGCCTTTTTAATATCTTCAATGTACAAATAGCTAGAGGTATATTTGTTATCAAATGAAAACTCTTTAATAGAGAACTTATCATTTATAAGAAGAACCTTTTTATTTCTGCAAACATTTATTAACCTGTTCCAATTATAGGCATTTTCGTTATTTTCAAATCCTGTCTCTTTGTGTTTTGTAAAAATGCAGTTAATTGTAAATTTAGGTATATTATTAGTGAAGTTCTTATCTAACCACAATTCATTTTCACCATATACATGCAAAGGAATAAAATAGTCGTTATTAATATTACTATTTCCAATTTCGTTTAAGGCTCTCTGTATTTCATTTCTATTTTCACTATAAGCTCCTAAAAATAAACTATCAGTTTTCTTTTCTTTTCTGAAAACAAAGTAATTATATTCCTCATCACTTTCGAAGCTTACTAAGTTAGAGTTAGCATTATGTAATAAATCAATATGATAAAACACTTCATTATAACACTCTTCATGTGTTATTTTTTGTCTAACAATTAAAACACCTAAAGGTAATAGCCCTTTAGCTAAAGAGTGTAATTCGCTTTCTTGATGTGATAGTTTATCAAGATCTAATATTATGAAATTATATTTTGGACAAACAGGAACCTTATAGGAGCCTACACTAGGGTACTTTGTAAAATTTACACTAGTTAAGTTTAAGCCTTTGCCTGTCAAATGCTTGTTCAGCGAGAACATTTTAATATTTCTTTAAAACGACTTCGATACAAGCTTCTACACCATCAGCAAAATTATACGTTTGGTCTACTCCTTTACCGTAAAGAGAATAATCGTAATTAGAATCAATTAATTCAATTTTACGGCAGGTGACATTGTTAAGTTTTTGAATAATATCCAGCAAATTATAATGTCTTCCAGACCAAGACAATTGCTTATAAATGCTGAATGTCTTCTTATGAGAGTTGTTAAAGATAGAAGGGTAGTTACCCTGCTCATAGAGATCTTCATCTGGTACAATAAAGACGAGATGTCCTTTTGATGCAACAAAGTTTAGCCAATGGTTAATAACACTTATAGGTTCATCTTCATATGTTACTAAATTAGTAGCATATACAAAATCGTATTGTTTGGCTCCAATTTGCTCGTTTAGGGTATCTGTTTCAACTTTAGAATCTGCCGAGTTAGCAAAAGAGATATTAGTACAAAGTGGGTAGTGCTGCTTCTTAAGTGGGTCGTTTCCAGGAGAAATATGTAACCCCTCTCCTTTAAAAACGTTAGTAAACAATCTATTATTGCTTCTTCTTAAAAAAGCTGCCTTAGTATTTTCGTACATATCTTTTATAGATATTATTGACTTAGCAGAAATCCAGACTAAATACCTTTATGAATAAGAAAGACATCAATTCAATTGGAGATGCATACGGTAAGGTCCCTAAGGCTCCTTATGTGAAGGTACAGGAAGATAAAGAAAAGCTCGCAAGAATGGCTCAGAAGAAAGAGAACATTCCTAACCAGCCAAAGCACACTAAGAAAGGTTAACTTAAACCTTTAAACTTAGAAATAATATAGGTTGTTAAAGCCGAGATTACCGCTACTGCTCCCATGAGTAAGTAGCGGAAATTTTCTAAGGCACCCAGACGCTCACTATGTGAGTCAATTTTAGCATTAATCTCACTGACTTGTTTTTCTATATTATCAAGTTTGTTATTCATACCACCTAATACAGCATTTATATCATTAGGATTGTAAGTAACATGTCCAGATTCTGAGCTTGCCATATTGAATATTTATTTTTTCTGTTGTATTTTATCTTCTTTTTTTGGTCTTTATTTTTTTGTTTCCATCAATTTTTTCTAAAAACTTTTCACTTACAATTTCAACCAATTTTAAGCCTAAAAAACCAGCAATAAACGCTACACCATTTTGATGCTTAACATTTGTTACATTAAGAGTATCAACTAAAACAGGGGTTAAAAAATTAGCTGATGATAACCCACCAACAAGAGATAAAAAAATAGATTTTACATCAGAGTTGTTGTTTCTAGAAGCCATTAATATAGCTCCAAACAAACCACTAACTAAAAACCCAATCTCAATTCCTACTTTATGAAGAGTTTCCATATATTATTTCTTTCTCTTTTTGGTTGTATTCTTTTTAATTGGAGACTCTTGATGCTTAATAATATAAACTAGGAAAATAATAATTAAACATAATGAATAAAGATAAATATTTAATAGTTTTGTTTCATCCTTAATTATTTTTTCTGAACTATTATTAATTAGATCTCTAAATTTTTCTTTGCTTAGATATATTCTCTTTTTATAATCTAGATATTTTTCACTAAAGAACGCCTTGCTATCCATCTCTTTAAAAGCAGGTACTTCTACTTCTTTTGCTAATTCATTGCTAATATCTAAGCCAACACGAAATTCTTTTAATTCATCTTGAGTAAGTATTTTAGAAATAAAGATCTCGTTATTAAAATAATTTTCTCTTTCTTTTAGATGAACATTAAATTGCTCTAAGAATTTTTTATCACCTGTAGCTGTATATGCAGAACCAAGATATGTTAAATGATCTGTAGATCTTCTAAGAAAAAGAGTAATATCTCTACCGAATCTAAACCTTGTAAAACCTTTTTCTATGTCTTTTAGGCTAGATATAGAAAGCATTGTTATAATGGCTACAGGAAGAGTAACCACTAACAAATATTTTTTAATATTTGTGAAAATAGCGTTCATTTTACTTTATCCATTTTTGCTCTCTTAAGATATTGTCGATAAGATTTTTCTCATCACTATCCATTTCTTTATCAAATCTCTTTAGTATTTCTGCTAAAGGATATACTCTATCTGGAGATTCTTTTTGCTTTTCCTTGAGTTCTTGAATAACATCGACTATCTTAACAAGAGGGGATTTAAATTCGTTAACAGTATCCTTTGAGGCATAATTTGCCATTTCAAATGCCTTTGGTGTTAAGGCCTTTACAAGAGATAGTAAAACTGATCCAAGCATATTAAAGATTGAAAATGCAGCACCAGCAGCTGGATGTACAGTTGCTAACAAGCGTAACACAACGAATATTATTACAAAAATTACAATTATAGTTAATGCGCTAATAAAGAATTTCTTTAAGCCCCAAAATACTGCATTTAATCCAAACATACCGCTCATGGAATCTAATACAGCCTTATTTTGATCAGCCTCTTTGGCTACCTCTTTAGCCTTGTCTGTCATCTGCCACAATTCATCATCATACTTGTCTTTTAAATCAGATTTTTCTTTTTGAAGTTTGTTAATTACTTCATCTCTCTGAGATAGTAATTCTTCACCCTTTTTACGTTCTTCTGCTACTTGAGAGTTTAATAAATCTACTGTTGCTTTGATACGTTTAATTTCGTCTATATGCGGAGAACCAACAATAGAAATAACTCTTTCATTGAGAGCTTTTGCTGTATCTACTTGAACTGGTGCATTTGTTATTTTATTAAGAGAGTGTTGAATACCGATTGATAAAGAAGATGTTTGAATTCTTTTACCTTTATCAACCTTTTCAATTTCAACCATTGTATTATCAACTTTTCTCTCTTGTTTTGCTACTGCATCTTGAGAGGCTGTTACCTGTTTTGCTGGTACAATTTTTGAAGATAAACAGCCACTTAACATTAAGATAAAGGCTATTGATAAGAAAATCTTCTTAATTGTTTTGGACATATTATTATTTATTAAAAGTTCCTGTTGATTATTTGGAATCGGTTCATTATAATTTTCTTAGTGAAGATTACGCCAAAGTTTTATTACGAACCATACAAACGAAAGACCGTTAACGGTTCTCGTCATTATATCTGTAAGGAATATATTTTACCATCTGTAACTACTATTTTGTCTAAAACAAAGGATATGACAGCTCTTGACGAATGGGCTAAGCGTATTGGAAAGGATAATGCGGAAAATATTAAGAATCAGGCTGCTGCTCGTGGATCGAAAATGCATAAGCACATTGAAGATTTTATTACTGAAGGTAAAGAAGTTGTGGAAGATGCTAATGAAATCCACACCAGTATGGCTTTGCTTGTAATCGAAAAAATAAAACCCCATCTAAAAGAGATTTGGGGTTCTGAAATTAATTTGTACTATCCGGGTAGTTATGCTGGCACTACCGATATTGCTGGAATTTGGGATAACAAAGAAGCAATAGTTGATTTTAAGCAAACAAATAAACCTAAAAAGGAGGAATGGATTGACGATTATAAACTACAATTAGTAAGTTACGCAGAGGCTCACAACAAGCTATTTGGTACAGAAATTCAAACCGGTGTAATAGTAATGTGCAGTCAATTCCTAGACTACCAAGAATTCTACATATCTGAAACTGTATATTCATATTATAAAAAGCTTTGGTGGGAACGGGTTGAGGAGTATTACAACTTAAAAACTTTCCAAGACGCTCAAAATAGTTGCATCAAAAGAACCATTTTGGACTGATTCAGCATTAATTGCTAATGCTGCGAGATACTTGCGTTTAGCTTCCTTCGAACCACCAGTACAACCAACTTTCTTACCTGAATCTTTTTTGTAAACGCAATTCTTTTTACCTACCTTTTTAGTTTTGTATGGCATAAACTTAGAATTTAGTCATCATAGTTCCCATTCTTGGTCTTACAACAGCGATTACTGGTGTTGGTGGAGCCATCTCTCCTGTTTGTTCATGCTTTCCGGCTTCGTATTCTAAGTAATGTGTAATGGTAGAAATGTAATCTTCTGCAAGAGTTATTTTAGATTGTACCCATGGCTCGAGTTCATCAAAATTAGCTACTAAACTCTTTAATCTCTCTGTGTTTGTTGACAAGCTATGTAGCTGAGAATTAATCATATTTTCAGCCTCTGCCTGATAATCATCATTTTGAGTTACTGGTCCGGGAGGCATTTGAGTTGGTCCAGTAGAAATACCTGTCATACCAACACCACATTCTTTAACAAGCTTATCGAAGTCCATGACATTATTTATTGCAATGAGAATAAATATTTACATCTCATAAATAATCATATGATCAAGTTTGATAACTTTTACTGTTTAATAGAAGGTGGTAATCTAAGTATAGATAACAAGTATTTTGCTGATGAAATTAAGTTACAGTACTTGGATCAGAAAAGCGCCACTAAATTCGTTAATGATTTTGAGAATCTCCTAAGAGATATTAACAAAATCTATAAATCTGTATATAACGAACCTCTATGGTCTCAACTAGAAACCTTGTTAAAAACCAATAAAATCTATGCTGGTTCTGCAAAGATCTTCTTTGAATATGTAAAACAAGGTAAGTTTGATTTATTTCGCGAGTATAAGAAAACAGTAGGTGATATCGATGTTCAATTCGGTGAAGATTGTGCTAGTAAGTTAAGAGATCTTTTTTACGGGGATAAAGAGACCAATTTAAGCAATGAGACTGCTCCAAAGAAAATTGGTGAATTTACATTCGTTGGTGAAGGTGGTACTGGTGCTATTCAAATGAATACCTTGTTTGCATACAATTTTGGTATTGATATGAGAACAGGTGTTAAGAAAGAAAATGCTGATACTTACATTCAGATTGATTTTGAACCTGTAACATTCGAAAAGGGATTACCAACAAGATTCAGTCAGTTCGCTCATAGCGCAGACTTTAACGATATTCAAAACTCTGTAAAGGGTGTTTTCCATAAGTTCTTGTTGCAGAGCCTATTAGATGTATCAAACGAAATCATTGCTGACATTAAACTTTACACAACAAAGGGTAAAGCAACTACAAGAAAAGGAACCAAACTCACAGTTTACTCATTTTCAGTCGATAAAGGTTTTAGAGAAAGATACGTTCCTGCCTTGACTAAGCCTGAGGGAAATGTTATACTTGAGAACAATCAAGGCAAGCAGGTCTATTTTGATGTTAAATCTGAAGAAAGAAATGCTCTCAAGAACGCTGGTTTTGTAACAATTGATCAGAAATCTGAATTGTTTAAAGACTTAATTGGTGTGTCCGCATTAGATAATCACATTCAAATACCTATTGACATAGACTCTCTTAATTACAATCAAGACTTGGATGTTCTTTTTAGATTAATTTTTGGTATTGAACCAGATGAATCTAGTAAAGAAGGATTTAATTCTTATACTGGTCTTCTTAACTTAATGTCTAAAAACAAAAAAGACTTGGATAATAAAAATAAAGACTTTCCAATGAGAGTTTACAAAAATTTCGTTGAAAAGATTTACGGTCCAGGAGCACAATTGCTCTACAAGAGAGATGTAAAGAACCCAAAACCTCAAATCATGGTAAAGGACTTTGAAACTAAACAGTCCCCAGTTAATCTTTTTCAGCAATACTTCCCTGAAGTAACAAATGCCTTTTCAAAAGAGCAGTTTGATAATTTAATCAATACTTACTATACTTCTCATTAACATGAAACCGTTTTCAAAATTTATTAAAGAGACAATTGCTTCTACTACTAGAAAGAGTATTCCTCATCTTGGTGGAGATACTTCTAATATTGTTGACGAGCATGTGTTTCTTGACTTGCTTAATTTTATTGAGCAAAACTATAATAGCGTTATTACTCCTCAGAAAATTAATATTACTGAGAAGTTCGACGGTTTCGGTATTAGATTCGGTCTCGATCAAGACAAGAAGTTCTTTATTGAGTCTTCTAGATCTGGGCCAGTATTCGATGCTGGTACTTTCCGTAGCTTTGCTATAAAGAAATTCGGTTCATCAAATCCAATTGCTGAAGGTTATGAAGATATCTTCCTTACTCTACAGCAAAATGCTAAGCTCCAGGCTGTCCTAAGAAAGTACTGGGAACCTTCTGGTATTAAAGTTGTAGCAGAAGCTCTTTACTTGCCTAATAAGAAAGAAGAAGTGAAAGAGGGGGATGATGATTATGTTGTATTCGTTGCTACTAGATACAAAAAGGCTAAGCTTGGTTCTTGGGCTACTTTTATTCTCTTTAATGCAACAGACGGTAATAACAAAGAGCTAGAAGAAAACAAGAAGCAATCATTGTTTGAAGATCTCAAGTCTATTTCTACTCCTGATATCAAGTTTGAGACACCTGATATTCAAGAAGTATCTGACATTGATGTCTCTAAAGAGATTGCTCAAGTCAAGAAGTTTATTGGAGATATCGAAAACCAATACAAGGTTAAAATCAATGATATTCTCGGTAACAAGTCTAGAAAGAAATCTGACATGGAAATCAAGAATGCAGTTAAGTCAAAAATTATTGAGTTTCAAAAAGTTCTTGCAAATAAAATTGCACGACATATAATTAAAGGTAAGCTTGGTGATATTGAAGGTGTGGTGTTTAAGCTTGCAAACGGTTTAATGTTTAAAGTGGTATCAGACGCCTTTAAGGAAGCTAAGAAACAAAGCAACCTTAATTATGGAATTAAACAACAATAGACTATTTGTAATCTCTGACACACATTTCTGTCACGCTAACATTATAAAATATTGCAGTCGACCTTTTGAGAATGCTGATCTCATGAACAGGGTCTTAATGGATAACTGGAACAGCGTCGTCAACAAAGATGACGTTGTTCTCCATTTGGGTGATATTACTGCCGGGGTTGGTAAACTAAAAGATCAACGAACACAAGAAATTATTAGCCAATTAAACGGCAAGAAAATCTTTGTACGAGGCAATCACGATAATGGAATTCGGTGTGTTGGAATGCTTGACACTTTTTCTTTCTACTGGTACGGAGTAAAAATTCACTGTGAACATATCCCCAACACAAAGTTTCAAGATTTAGGGGATTTCCACTTGCACGGACACATACATCAGAATATAATCAATCTGAAGAACAGCTTCAACTGTTCAGTCGAAAACATTAATTACACTCCAATTAGACTTTCAGAAATTATAGAAAAGCATTATGACAGTAAAGCTAACTCCAGAGGAAGTGACACAGTGCGAGACCTTTGCGAAGCAGGTTGCAGAAGCTAAGAATGGTACCTACGGGCCTACTTTTCTCAAACACTTTACTCTTGGCATTAAAGGTGAGCTAGCCTATGCCAAGATTTTTAATCTCCAAACCAACTTTGCTATCTATGAAGGTAAGAAAGGGGATGGAGGAACTGATTTCGATGGGGTTAATGTTAAGACTGTTTCTAAAGGTCTCTCTTCTACTAACGATCCTTGGCTCAAAGTTTCTGTTAAGCAACACAATCGTTATCGTGGCAAGGTGAAGAAGTATGCTCTTGTTATTGAAACCGGAGATAATGAGTTTGAATATCAAGGCAGTATCGACTATTATGATTTTGAAAAGCTTAAACGCACCATTGAATTTGGTGATGGACAAGCTTATTATGTTAAAGTAAAGGACTTGACTACCAATGTTTGATATGAACATAAACGAATTTGAAAGAACCAAACCTGTTGTAACGATGCAGAAGATTAATAATCTTCTCGAACGCATTGAAGAGGAACGAGTTAAGACTGAAATCTTGTATAAAGATAGAACTCGCAGTCTTGATGAGATTAAAAATTTGTTACAAGATGTAAAGGAAAGTTTTAAGAAAGGCGAATAATGAAAGAATACGCAACTATAATTACCCGTAAACACCCAACACTCAATTTTGGTCAAACAGTAGACATCATTGCGTTTAACGAACTCTCTGATGAGGTGGTTATTAAACCGCATGGAGACAAAAAGACTTATAATATGCATTTCAAAGAAGTCTGGCCTAGTTATATGACTAAGAGATGCGAATATGAGCAACTGAACAAAGATCTTGAAAAGCTTGGAGAGTTCGATTATATTAAAAAGTAATATGACAAACTATACCAGTGTAAATGTTCAGCAGGTTCAGCGAATTCTTGAAAAGTATGGAACTACTTTTGAGCGATCTGTTGACCTTAATGCCTTTGTAAAAGAGATTCAGGCTTGTTGCGTGAATATTACAACTAATAAGGCTGACTCATTGGAAGTTTCTTTCTCTAATGCTAACTAATGTATGCCTACATTGGATCATGCATTTGATTTGACAGAGAAACTAAGCGAAGAAAAGATCGAATATCTCGTTATCTGTATTCAAAAATCTAAGGATACAGATAACGCTACTTATTTTCTCAATGTAAATGATAACACTGTTCCTACCTTAATGAAAGTTATTAAGGATGTATTGAGAGACCTTGAGAAGCGATTGGATTAAGCTATTCTCATTGTAAATAATTTTATGAAAACTACATATGGTTTAAGAGAACAGTTGGCCAAGGCCTCAAGCATTTCTGAGATTGATTCTCTCTTGCAGAAGTGTGAAATCTATAAGGAGGCTAATATTGAGACAAAGCGTCGCTGGATCAATACAGCTCGTAAGCGTGCTGGTGAGCTAGAGGCTACAGATAAAGTTGCTGAGAAGCCCAAAAAGGCTAAGAAAAGCAATAAATAATTACATGGATAGCAACATTAATAACAGCATCTTTGAAGCTTATTTAAAGTCAAAAACTCCTATTGTTGAAAATAAGCAAGAATCTCAACAAGTAATAGAAGAAAAGAGTAAAGCAAAGCCAGATTTCCTAGACATTGATGGTGATGGTAATAAGAAAGAGTCTATGAAAAAGGCTGCTCATGATAAAAAAGGTCACAAGGACGGAAAAAAGAAAGGTATGAGCTCAAAGCAAGCTAAGTTTTTCGGTAAGAAGAAAAAGAAAGCTGTAAAAGAAAATGTAAATCTAACAAGAGAACAAAGCGTATTAAAAGAAAACTTCAGAGCAATCCTACAAAAGAATGGTTTAACTGATTTAGTAACTCCAAAGATTCTAAAGTCAATGTTTGATGCTTACGCATTAGGTAAAAAGTAAATTATTAAGAAATTGAACCCGCTAAGAAATTAGCGGGTTTTTTTGTGTTCTAAAATAAATAACTATATGTATTCTAAACTCATAAGCCCGTTTAAAGGTTTCGATTATTTAATTGGCTTATTAACAGAAAATCTCGACCAAAAAATAGCTAAGCTTCTTCAGAACCAAAACATTAAGAGCTTTGTTGATAAACAGAAAGTGGGTGATGCAGATAATACCCCCGATACCCAGTATTTAAAAAGAGTAGCTAACATGTTTGATCCTACTCCAGATAAGAAGTTTTTGGAGTATGTATTAAAGAACTGGATAAGCGGTAATATTAATGGTTTTGAAGATGCTACTGTAGTAAGAGAGGCTCTAAAGAAATACATTTCATTCACAGCTCGTAATACCCCTGGTTTAGAAAAAGATATTAACAAATACGCTGATATAGGTGATTTGTATAAAACTCTCTCTGCTCTTCAACCAGCTAAAAAAGAAGATGTTTATAAAGAGAGAATTCAGAACTTTTTAAAAGCAGCTACCGAAGACAATCAAAAGGTAACTAAAATATACGATTTGCCTGATGGTTATCATTTGTATAGAGTAGATGCTCCTCCTGAATCTGAAGAAACAGGTCTATTCAGCAAATCAGAATTTTGTCAAGGTTATTGGTGTATTAAAAGACCTTCAATGAGTCATTATTACCCGTTGTTCTTTTTAGAAAAGAATGGCTTTATTGAAATAGCTGTTGTACCTAATGCTACTGAAATAAAAAACCCGTACAACCAAACTCAATATACTAAAGAACAGTTTGAAGCTATTAACTTTCTTTTTGATAACTGGAAAGATATTAATAAAAAGTCTGGAAATAAATTCTTTGATCCTAACACAATAAGAGGTGGAGATTTCAGTTATTTCAATTTCTATAAAAAATTAAAACAGAATAATCTTGATTTCACCTCTGAGCAAGTAGGTATCGAAATCGAAGAAAATAAGGAAAAGTATAACCAGCCAGGCAAAATGTATATGCCTGAATCTTTAGCTAAGATCGAAGAGTTTGTAAAACAAAACCCCCAGAGTTACACTACTAGCAAATACTATGACACTAAAGTTGAGATAACTATGGATGCGTTAAAAGCTTCTTATAATAATCTACCATTAAATGACAAATTAAAATATCACTGGTTTTATTTTAATACATTGCTTAGTTGCGCCCCATCTGCTAATCATATTTCTGAATATTTTGATATATTAAAACCATTTTTACCACCTAGTGCTTCTACATCTTTAAAAGCACTTACAGAGTTATACAGACAGCACAAAGATAGTATTTTAAAAGTTACTAATGGAGCCACTCCAAAAAATGTAAGCAGACCAGAAGACTTATATTATTCTTATGCCTATACTTACATATTCTTAATACTTTGTAACGCGTTTTATTTCAGTACAGGGGTAAAAGATAAAAACTTTGTTTTTGATTATCAAACTCCAGAAGAGTATGAAAATGAGATAAAAAAACTAAAACCTTTAACCCATTCTTATTATTCTCCAGATGCTTTAAAACTATTCTTTGGTAAAACTGCAGTTGATTACTTGAAGGAAAATATAGGCAAGTACAGCTCTATATTAGGAAATTTAGCTGAAGATATAGGTAGAGGTAAGGATGCTCTGTCTTTAGCTTTTAATAATCTTGACATATACACAGAGAGTATTGGTTATACAGGTGATAGAGCAGAAGATCAACTAAAAACTATTGACTTAAAAGAACCTAATAAAGATCTAATAAATTCACAAAGCAAAGAATTTAAATCTGTATACAATATACCAGAATTTTCTATATTTTTGGGAGATATTTTATTAAGTCAGCAATTAAGTTTTGCTGGTAACTCAGGTGTTGAACAAAACATTAAACAAACTATGGAAGTCTCAGGCTATACAGATAACTATAAAGCTGCTTTAGATTCCATACAGGCTTATAAAAACATTATTACCGATGATAAAGATTATAAGTATCCCAAGTTGTTTAAACCAATGAGCAAAGGTGGTATAAAAGATCTTTTAACTGCCTATCAAGAACAAAACCCAATAGATGTAAACAATTTCTTAGCTATTAGCTATCTTGTAAATATACCTAATGTTGAAAGATTTAGTAGTATTAGTAAGAGCTTTGCAAACACTAAGGAAGGTTTAAAAACAACATTTGAAAAAGAAGTAACAGGAGATATTCTACCTAATATTGGTAATTTAGTTTATGATAAACTCTATAAAGACTTAGATCAAATTGATAAAAACGAAAAAGCAAAATTTACCTGGGCTAGTGTATTTGCCGATAAACTGTATGGTAATATATCAGGTCAAATTAAAAAGTTTTATGACCCAACTGACCCTTCTAGCCTAGTCATCGGAAATATTTCAAACGGCTTATTTGATTCTGAAGACTATTTTAAGGCGAGAGGTAAAAATATTCCGTTCTCAACATTAGAAGATGAAGACTATAGTAGAAAAGAAATAATGGATAGTTTTAAAGATAATGTCAACATAACCCTCTATTGCTCTTCTTTAAATTCTCTAAAGAAGTTAGAAGAGAAGTATGGAGAGAAGTTCTACCCAAAAAATAAATCTGCATTTTCAAGAGCAATTTATTTTATGGCTGTATTGCATTCTGCAAGCTACATAGGTAACTTGGATTCTACATATTGTGTTAAACATTTGGTAGAGGCCATGTTAAACTTAAGCCCTGAAGAAATAAAATTGCTAGATGGGATGAATTCCTTTGCAATTAGATTCGGGACAAACAAGCATGTAAGAGCTGTTTTAAAGAATAACCAAGAAGTACAAAAAGCTATTTACAACCACTTTACGCCTTACTCTCAAGTCAATTCGTTAAAGAACTTTTATATTGGAACATCCAACCCAATAAAGGCTCCAGAGAATATTGAAAAAGCTCTCAAATTATTAAAGAATAAAAAATATAGTGAGGCTTTTGGTGGTAATGTTAAAAACGAGTATAAAGTAACATATACAGAACTAGACCCTAATAAGCAAAACTACATTGTAAAAATTGGAAAATATACCCTTGGTAAAGATTTTACGGAAGGTCTCTCTGTAGACCAGCCTTATAATCAAGTTGGGGATCAAGTTCTTTCTAGTATAACCTATAAAAATACTCAAGATTTAGTATCTCTTATATACGGTTTAGAGTGGGATAAAATTTATATTTTTATAAACCCTGCTGCGTATACGAATAGTAGAAGTTTTATTATTACTGGTAAGTTTTTTAATGCTCAAACAAAAGAAATGGAACCAATTGTTTATTATAGAAAAGAAACAAGCCCAGGAGCTGGCCAATCATTACTATATCTCTTAAAGTCAAAAATGACTGTATCTGATACTATTTATAGCATGCGTAATAAAAAGACAAATATAAATGGTGTTGAAATTAAACACCAAACTGACGTCTTTACTCTTAAGGCATAGTTGATAAATTATTGAGTGAGAAAGCTCGTTAATGTATTAATTCCAATGGCTGGAGCTGGAAGTAGATTCCACCAGGTTGGTTATTCTGTTCCAAAACCACTTATCAAAGTCTTTGAAAAGACAATGATAAGAACCTCTATTGATACGTTGAAGCTCAAAGGTATAGATTGCAAATATACCTTTGTTGCTCGTCGCTATAAAGAGCAAGAACACAATGAAGCCATTCAAAAAGAGCTTCTTAACATAGACCCAGAAGCCACTGTAGTTTACGTAGATGAGCTAACTGAAGGGTCTGCTTGTACTTGTTTGCTAGCAAGAGACAGGATGAATCCTGATTTACCTTTATTCATATTCAATTGCGATCAGGTCTTTAATTTCTCACAAAAAACAATTGATGCTATCAGCAATATTATTAACTCCAAATACGATGGAGCTGTAATTACCTGGAAAGACACTAACCCTAAGAATAGCTTCTGTGAAGTAGATACTCTTGGGTTCTGCTACAACTTTACTGAGAAACAACCAGTTTCAGATAATGCCTTAATTGGTTTTCATTATTGGAAGAGAACATCTGATTTTATTGATTCAGCAGAAGAAATGATTCAGAAGAAACAGAAGTTCAATAACGAATATTATATTGCTCCAACATATAACTTCTTAATCGATAAGAGTATGATGATTGCTAATATTCCGATTGAGAAAGACGAATGTTATTTGATTGGTACCCCTGAAGATTTAAACTACTATCTTAACAAGCCAAAGGTATCAGCAATCTTATTTGATTTAGATGGAGTTCTCGCTGATACAGAGGAACTACATACAAGAGCTCTTAAACAAGCTATTACTGAATTTGGTTATTGTAGGGAATTTGTAGATTATGTTCCTGCTAATGTTACAACGGGAGAGAAGATAGAAATTTTAGCTGCTAAATTCTGTAAGAGCAAGCCTATTTTAGAACATAAAAATGAAATTGTTGAGCGTAAAAGAGAAATATACGATGAGTTGTTAACAAATCATACTTTTTCAAATGAAGATGAAATTGTAAACATATTCAAACACTTAGAACAGGAAAAGATTAACTACTATGTTATTACTAATTCAAGTAGATTTAGTAGTTACAAACTCTTGTTTAAGATGGGTTTATATTATTTGTTAGAGCACAAGATAATTTGTGCTGATAACTGTAATAAGCATAAGCCATACGCTGAGCCATATGTAAGAGCAATTGTTAAATTTGGTTTAGATATGAATACAACTATTGCTATTGAAGATAGTGATGAGGGATATAGTAGCGCTACTTCTGCTGGTTTGTGTTGCAGGAAAATAAAAAACGCTAAGCAATGCACAGTTAGTTTCATCAAAGATGTAATAAACAATAGTAGATTCGTTAGTAATTTCTAATAACTACTCACATGGAAGTGAGTCACATTTCAAACTTTAAAGGTGGTTGGTTTATAGGAGACTTTGAGCCATCGCTTTTAAAAAATGCTGGTTTTGAAGCTAGTGTAAAGGTTCACAAGAAAAACGAAACCTGGCCAGTTCACTATCACAAGGTAGCAACTGAATACAATGTTATTGTATTAGGTAGAATGACCATACAAAACCAGGAACTACAAACTGGAGATGTATTTGTTCTTAAGCCTTTTGAGATTGCTGATCCAATCTTCCACGAAGATACAATAATTGTTTGTATTAAACATCCAGGAGCTAACAACGACAAATTCGAAATATGAGTTATACACTTTATGCCCATAGAGGCAATCTTTTTGGACCTAAACCAGAGCTGGAGAATACTCCTGATTATATAGATCAGGCTATTAAGTTCGGTTTCAAGGTAGAAGTAGATGTTTGGCTAAACCTGGACGGTAATTTGTATCTTGGTCATGATAAACCAGATACTCTTGTTTCTTTTGAGTACTTGTTTGTTAGACATGATAGCTTGTTAATTCATGCTAAGAATATTGAGGCCTTAATTTATCTTTCTTCAAGAACAAGACTCAATGTATTCTACCATACAGACGAGCATGCTGTATTATCATCTAATGGCAATATAATTTTCCATCCAAACCATTACCCTGATGCTGTTGTTCCAATTGATTCTATTTTTAGTATGCCAGAGCTTAGCGAAAAGAAGCTTTACCCATATAAGAATCTAATTACAGATTATGCTGGTACCTTAAACACGTTTTATCAATCAAGATCAATAGATGATAGAGAGCTGCTTCCGGAAATACTAAGATACTTCCCAAACGAATAAATAACAAAAAAATGATTATTTATATTCCAGTATCAGTGGCTGAGCTTTTTGACAAGATAACTATATTAGAAATTAAACTAGCTGAAATTACGGATCTTGAGCGCCTTCAACACGTAAAAAAGGAACTAGCGATCTTACTTAAGATAGTTGAGGATCATGGGCAGTTGAGCTTTTTGGGGACTGAGATGTATACTGAATTAAAAACAGTAAATAAGGTATTATGGGACGTATGTATTTTGCGCCGTAAATTCGAAACAGCTGGGCAGTTTGATACAGATTTTATCGTTCAGTCTCGTAACGAATATAAAACTAACGATCGTCGCGCGGCTATTAAAGCTAAGATAAATTTACATTTCGAAAGCGATATTGTAGAGGTAAAGAGCTACTAACAATATGAGGGTAATTAAAAAGAATTTTATAAAGTGGGGAAAGATGGCTATCCTCGCTGAAGCACATGGTTTGCAAATGCTTGCGGAAAGCTTGGAAACTTCGTTTAATAACGCGGTTAATTGTCTTGTAGGTTGCAAGGGTAGAATTGTTGTTGCTGGTATGGGAAAGTCTGGTCTCATAGGTAAAAAAATTGCATCCACACTAGCCTCTACTGGTAACCTTGCGCTGTTTGTACATCCAGCTGAAGCAAGTCACGGAGATCTTGGTATGATAGACAAAAGGGATGTAGTAATTATTATCTCTAAATCAGGAGAATCTCCTGAACTCAGAGATATTCTAATATACTGTCAACATTTTGGAGTTCCAATAATAGCAATAACTATGAACCCTGAAAGCAGTCTAGGCAAGGCAGCGGATCATTTATTATTGTTACCTAGAATATCGGAAGCTTGTCCATTAGGTCTTGCCCCTACTACTTCTACAACGATGACACTTGCGCTAGGAGATGCATTAGCTATAGCATGTATTAGAGCACGTAACTTTCAACCTGAGCAATTTCACAAGTTTCACCCCGGTGGTAAACTAAACCATATACCTCAAAAAGGATTTGAATGAACTCCCCACAACTTCATGTTATTGTTCAAGCTGGAGGTAGAGGAAGTCGACTCCGACATCACACTTGGAATAAACCTAAATGTTTGTTATCAGTACGCGGCAAACCAATACTTTTTTACCTTTTCGATCAGTTCCCTCAAGCAAAATTTATAATTATCAGCGATTACCTTTATGAACAACTAGGTAAATACCTTCAGGTAAATCCGCCACGAGTCCCGTATGAATTACTAAGAGTAACTGAAAAAGGCACTTCTTCAGGGATTGCTACAGCGCTAAAGTGTGTCCCAGCTGATGCTCCTCTTGTACTCACATGGAGTGATTTAATCATTAACAATTTACCAACCTGGCCGCATACTGATCTACCAGTTATTTGTACTACTGATAGCTTCACTTGTCGTTGGACAATAGCCACTGAAGGGCATTTGCAAGAAATACCTGGTTCTAAACAAGGCATACCCGGTCTATTCTATTTTTCAAAAGCATCATCTTTTCCAACACCTCCCAACAAAGGTGAGTTTGTTGAATGGTTCGCAGCTAACATACCTAAATACGAACTTTTGAACTGCCCGGAATTAGAGGAGTTGGGGGATTTTTCAACTATCGAAGAAAGCAATGAACGTACTGGTTTTTGCCGATTCTTCAACAAGATTGAAATTGGTATGAACCAAGTGGTTAAGACTGTGGTAGTTCCAGAGTACGAGTTTCTACACGCAAGGGAAAAGGATTGGTATAAGGAAGCTAACAAACTAGGTTTTAGAAGGATTCCTAAAGTTTATTCCGAAGAACCTTTAGTCCTTGAGCGTATCAACGGCCATCACGCCTACCAGATGCTTAATCTTACTGCACGCGAACAACGGGCAGTAATGGCTGATTATCTGGACTCTCTGATCTCTCTGCACGATCTAGGAGAAGCTCAAGCTGACCCTAAGGAGGTAGAGGAAGTTTATTTCACAAAGACTATCAACCGAGTGCAAAGCGTAGCTGGCATCATTCCGGGTTATGATGAGGATTATATGACCATTAACGGGAAGAAGTGTAGAAATATATTTGCGCAGAAACATCAAGGAATTCTGCAAAGCTTGCTCCCAGATTTACACCCGCAATGTTTTGTTCCTGTTCATGGTGATGCAACCTTCTCTAACACTATTATAGATGATAAGCTACGTGTGTGGTTCATAGATCCGCGCGGATACTTCGCAAAGCCTGGAATTATGGGAGATGCTTGGTATGATTTTGCAAAGGTTTATTATTCAGCGGTTGGAGGTTATGATGCTTTTAACAGGCGTAAATTTAAATTATACATCGACAATGAAACAGTTGAAGTATTAATGGAAGAACCTCTTTTTGCTAAAACGGCACGACCCATCTTCGCGGATTACTTTGGAAAAGATATGGCTCGTATTGAAGTTCTGCATGGTCTAATTTGGCTAGCGCTGTCTGGCTACGCTAAAGACGACTGCGATTCAGTCATTGGATCTTTTTATCTAGGGCTGTATTGGCTAGAAACAGGTATTAACCGATTATGACTGATTACGCTAATCTAGATTACCCAAATAATTTACCTTTGAAGCTTGAGCTTATTAGACTGATAGATTTGCTCAATGCTAACAAGATTCATTATTGGGTAGACTTTGCTTCATTAGCAAAAATAACATCTAGCCCGAATGACAAGTATCTTTATTATTTAACAGGTTTTGATTTATGTGTATTTGAAGATTCTTATAAGAGAGTAAATGAATTATTAAACGCTAATTATTTTAGAGTTTGGAATTCTTCTGATGTTGTAACTAGTATAGCTAATCCAGATCTTCCAATATTAAGAACCTTTGAAGAGAAATTCTCTAATAAAGAAATTGTTATTCAGAGCATGCTCAAGTGGATATTAATTTGGAATTTTAAAGATGAAAATCCTAATAAAGTATCTTTGAGAATTGACAAAGACTTTTCTTACGATAAGAGTATTTTTCTTGATGTAAGAGAAGTAGAGTATTGTGGTATCAAGATGAATATACCTAGAAATGTAGAGTTGTTAAATTCTATAAGACATCCAAATAGAGAAGAGTTAGTTTGGAGCCACTCTCCACGCAAGAGAGAGAATTGTGAAAAGAGCTTTGGTTTCTGTAATCTAGGTGACTACAAATGAAAATAGCTGTATTACTAACTGGAATGCCTAGATACCTTGATAGAAACAAGGTGTTAATGAAAGACTTTTTTAAAGGTCATGAGGTTGATTATTTCTGTCATGCCTGGTTTGATAAGAATAAAAAAATAGAAGAAAAAAGCTGGCATAAAACTACAATCACAATTGACCCTAATACAGAAGAAAAAATCTTAGATGTTTTTAAACCTAAAAATTATCTTATTGAGCCCCAACGTCAATTTGATTTACCTAGAAACTATAACTTTAATACTAGCTGGCCTCAACCGTTTTTTATTGTTTACTCTCATTTTTACTCAGTAAAGACAGCTAATTTGCTTAGATTAGCTTATGAAAAAGAAACTGGAGTAAAGTACGATGTTGTATTTAAAACTAGGTATGATTTGTTTATTGGAAACAAAATACGTTGGGAACAGTATGATTTAAACAAGTTATACCTTCACGATAACTGTAACTGCTGGGTTGAGCTATACGATAATGCCTCATTCAATGACATGGTAGCATTTTCGAAACCAGAGAACATGGATGTGTATTGTAACGTTTTTGATAACATTGATAAGATGTATATGGAAAACAACATGAGGTTCTCCTGTGAGAACTTTTTAGCACATCAATTGATTTCAAACAATGTAGATGTAGTTCCTATTTGCTTTACAAGAGCTTTCTTATTAAGAGAAGATAATACATACGATTTGTCTATTGGTATTAGATATCAGATGAACGAGTTAGAAAACTTAATTAACCATAACGATGATTAAAGATGTAACATTAGTAGCTGTTTCAAGTATTAAATTAGAGCCAACTTTGTTCGCTTTAATTTACTCTAATCGTTACTTGTATTTTGAGAGAGTTCTATTTTTAACTCATGTAAAGAAGAAATATTTCTATCATGTTCCTGATTATGTAGACATCGTAGAAATACCAGAATTAAAAGATAAGGATGATTATTCAAGATTTATGTTATATGACTTAAAAAACCATATCAACACAGAGCATTGTTTAACAGTTCAGTATGATGGTTTCGTATTGCATCCAGATAAATGGAATGAAGATTGGAAGCAATATGATTTTATTGGCTCTCCATGGCCACCTTTTTATAGGAACAGAGAGAACTTAAATGAATTAGTCAGAGTTGGAAACGGTGGCTTCTCGCTTAGATCTAACAAATTCATAAACATGTATACAAAATTGAATTTACCCTTGTATAATGACTCTCTAGTGGGTATAGCCGAAGACCATCAGCAATGTTGCATGTATCATGACACATATGTAAATAATGGCATAAAATTTGCACCAGTGGATGTTGCAAAGTATTTCGCACATGAAAATCATGCCTTGACGCCAGAGACAACCAGAGACATAAGACCTTTTGGATTTCACTTGTGTAGAGGATATATAGCTATAGATGAATATGAAAGATTCCCGTACCCAACTTTTAACTGAAGAAATTAAAGCAGCTACTCATTTGCTTGAGAAGAGCTGGAATTCTGCCTATAGAGAAGCTTATTTGCATGGAAAGATTTATGCCTATAAGAAATTGCTTGAACTCGAAGAAAAAAAGAGCTATAATCTAGAGCATGGCTCTGCTGGACAATAACGAGATGTTTGAAGACGAAGATGAGAACTTCGGTGAGAATTACAAGTGCTCTCTTACTATTCATGGTATTCAGGTAAAGGTAGAAGAAAGTACAGTCGTAATCTATAACAGTGATAAAGAAAAGACTGGTCCTGACTTCAAACAACAGGCTGATAGAATTATCGAATACTTGATTTGTGAAGGTTACGTCAATAAGAAGAAGTTCAAAGTAAAAATTATTTCCAGTTCAATGTAATGGCACAAGAAACATCAAAAGCTAATTTTCTGAGAAGAAGTAAAGAGTTTAACTATTTAAACAAATACTTCGTAGGAAATGGTATTGATGTTGGCTCCGGTTCAAATCCTCTTAATTATCAGCAGATAGCCTACAAAGATAGTAACTTCTTCAGCAATTATAGATTCTTTTCTAAAAACTCGTTATTCCCTAAAATTAAGAGCGTTAAGATTTACTCAAGCGATTGGGACTATAATAATGATGCAGAGTCTATCTTGACAAAAGAAGGTATTAGAAAATACGACTTTTGTTATTCCTCTAATCTTCTTGAACATGTAGTAAATTTTCAAAGAGCTCTTTTAGATTTCTCTTTAATAACCAGAGCCAATGGTTATATTGTATCTAGTGTGCCTGATTTTTTCTTGTATGAAAAAGAGATTTGGCCACCTGTTAAAAACACTGATCATATCTCATGTTTTTCAGTCAATAGAGAAGTAAACATAGATACTCATTACAATCTTTCCAAGGTATTATCTTACCATACTAATTTACAGATTCTCAAACTAGAGCTGGCTGATTCTCTATACGATTACTCTCTGCAAGATACAGAAGTAGATCAAACCAATACTGTGCCTCATGGAGCAGAGTGTTTCATTGAGTTTGTTTGTAAAGTATTGCCAGAATCTAGTTACTCTGACTATGCTATTCTTTCTCCGTTAGAGCTATTAACTCTCAATGATTCTGATATTAATCAAGATGTATTAGTAGTTCAGAACACCTTATCAGAAACTGAGAAGCTAAGAATAGCTAATTTACCTCGTACAGATACCTTTATTCCGTTAGCAGATAGTATACAGAATACCTTTCCGGTATTTATTAACAAAAACTACATAGCTAAGTTTAAGAACTCTCTTAAATAGTATGTGTGGGTTATTTGTACATTATTACAAATCCTAGCTTTCCTAATTGGGTCAAAATTGGTACAACTACTAATTTTAGAGCTAGGCTTCAGACTTATCAGACGTCTTCACCGTTCCGGGATTATAAAGTAGAATTTCTTCTAGAGCATCCAGATTATTTGGCCGCAGAAAAGCGAATACATCAAACAATGAGAATGTTCTGCCTCGACCAGAAAAAAGAATGGTTTCGAGTTGACTTCTCGGTAGCAAGAGCTAGAATAGAAGAAGATCTGAATGAGTTCATGCATCCAGAAGATGATCCGGTAAAACAGATCATAAAAAGAAGTTGCATAAATAAAAAGTCAGATTAATATAAATACTTACAGTTCTTTGATATGGGCCTGTACTGGTTTCGATTTAACAAACTAGTATAGCATTGCACGTAGATGTTGATCGGTTGGCATCTTAAAAAGCTGATCACAAGTTAAATGCTGAATATAGCTATGACTACGAAGCCTCTTCAAACTCTTTCGAGTATGATTATGCTTCTGAAGCCGCTGTAGCCTAAGGGCTGCACCAGACCTACTGTAAACTTGTAAGGTAGAATCTGCAATTCAAGTATCTTAGTTACTATTGTAGTAAGTAGCTGGATTATTGCTACAGAAAATCTGAGTTAGGTTGTTGCTAAGTAACCTCAGATTATACAAAGCAAATAAGCGTGTAGAAGTGTTATAATATTGGGTTAAAGACGCAGGTTCAACTCCTGCCAGGTCCACCAATTTCGGAAGGGTGGCAGAGTGGTTTAATGCAGTGGTCTTGAAAACCGCAGTGGGTAAAACCACCGGGGGTTCGAATCCCTCTCCTTCCTCCATGGAAAAGACGTGAATGTCGGTTTTTCACAGCAGTTTGCTAAACTGCCGAGGTGTAATAGCCTCCGTGAGTTCAACTCTCACCTTTTCCGCCATTGTCCGATGGTGTAACGGTAGCACAAGAGACTTTGACTCTCTTTGTATAGGTTCAAATCCTGTTCGGACAACCATTTTTTGTGGGCTGTTGGTGATAGTGGTAGCACGGGAGCTTTGCAAGCTTTAGGGAAGAGTTCGATTCTCTTACGGTCCACCATAAATATAGCGACGCGGGTATAGCTCAATGGTAGAGCTCCAGTCTTCCAAACTGGCTATGAGGGTTCGATTCCCTCTACCCGCTCCATTTATGAATGTCTGTCACGAACTTAAAACTATTCTTTGGTTACCACCTAGAACAGCAACAAGAGCAATAGCTCCTTTATTCTACAAATTTAATTTCATTCGCGCTGATTTCGGAAAACATATTCAAGACTACGATAAGTACACTCACGAGCTTTCTATTCCAGAAGGTTGTGAAGACTACGATATTATTTGCACATTAAGAAACCCTTTTTCTTGGATGTTATCAATATGGCACTGGGATAATTTTTACCCTGGTTTTCCTGAAGCAGAGAGACTCACATTTAGTCAATATATTGAAAAAGAACAATGGGAGTTATCAGGTATTAGCAAAAACATTCTAAACGCTAAAATTACATACCCTATACGGTATGAGTTCATGAAGCAAGATTTAATGAGCATTCCTTGGTTTGATGTAGATGAAAAACTAATTAATTCTCTGCTCAATCAAAATAACTACAAATCAGAGAATTTAAAACGTAACCCTGAAAATAAAAATTTCTCAGACTACTTAGCTCATTACACTAAAAAAGAACTTGATGTTGTTAGGACCAAGTTCTCTGCTCTGTTTACTAAATTAGGATACTAGTATTGTTTAAAGTTGCTTAAATCAAACTCATTAACCTTATAACCAGGAGTTAGGGAAGCAATTGTGCTGTTTATTTCGTTTATATAACTAGGGACGTTTGTAGCCAAACCTGCAGAAGGGCCAAATGTCATATACCACGAACCTATTAATACTACTTCGTTATTAATAATTGTAGAAACAATATTACCGCTATCACCTCCAATTAAAGCCTCGAAGTATTGAGCTCTATTTTTATCTAAGGGAATATTTATTAATGTATTTGTTGAACCGTAAGTAGTATTAATTAGACCATTTTCCCCAATTAACGCTTTTCTTTCTTGGTCAGAATATAAAATAGGGAAATTTCTTTCTTTTCCAAAATATTGAAGATAATTTGCAGGTAAAACATTATAGACTTTTAATGAGGCGTCAACTTCTTTATCAAGTTCACCAATTAAAATATCAGTATTAGCAACTCGCTTTGTTTTCATGACATTATAAACAAGAGATACATCTTTATTGTTAATAAAGAAAATCATGAATGGTGAGGTTGAGTAAGGTACATGATTAGCAAGTAATACATGTTTCTTAGTGATAAGAGTTCCACCACCAACACCACCAAGCGGGACAACAGCAGCAGCATAACCGGTTAGATCAAGACTTTTTGCCCAACAATTATTATTTCTAGGCCAATTATAAGGATTGGCATAAGGTGTTAGTATATTTTTATCTTTCTTTTCTTTAATTAAATTGTCAAAGTTAGAGAAAATATGAGTAAGCAAGTCAGGCTTCTCAATAGTTGGAGAAAAAACACCCGTTAAAGAAGGTACAGAAGTTGTATTTTGTTTCTTTGCTTCTACGATAATAGCATCAATTATTTTATTAAGTTGAGCTCTAAGATTTTCTAGTTCATTCATATTAAAAATGCTTTCTTGTTTCAGGATTATTGATAAGCTCTTTTAACTCTTTCAGGGCATCTTCTGGAGAAAAAACCTTTAAACCTCTGCTATCTTTATTTTCTCTTTTCTCACCGTATTTGCTATTTAGTTCTGAAAATACAGATCTAGATAGTTCATCGTAATACGGATCTCTTATTTTTTCAACGCCAAACATATGTCTTGAGAATTTATTGGGAGCCTATATAATATTATTTATGGCACGCGTAAGCAAAGAAGATTATTACTCTAAAAAGACTCATAACAACGAAGAATCCTTTAAAAAACATGTTGAGTGGTTGACAGGAGGTAGAGATGGTGGGACATGTCACAGACCTGATATTGTTACTCGTGGTCCTTGTACCCCTTGCGAGTATGTTAAGTATTGCTTGTGTCATAGCAAGACTTTAAATAAGAAGAAATGAAGATAGCTTTCCACAGCAATCAATTAGGGTTAAGAGGTACAGAAGTTAGTCTTTATAATTACGCATTATACAACGAAGAAGTATTAGGTAACGAGAGTGTAATTATAACATTTGAAGGCACTAATTTAGAAGCTAAAAAGAAGTTCTCAGATAGGTTTGAAACCCTAGTTGAGCCGTGGACTAAATACGAAGAAGTCTTAAAGACTAAAAATATAGATTATCTCTACATGCAAAAGGCTGGTTGGAATGATGGTTACTTTCTTAATAACATTCCAACCTTAATTCATTGTGTTTTTAGAGGGTATCAACCTCATGGCTATAGAACAGCTTTTATTTCAGATTACTTAGCAGAAGTTCATAACTACGAACCTTCTCTATACTCAGTTCCATACATTGTTAATAACTTACCTAAAGCTAGTTTCTCTCTTAGGGACAAATTAAAGATACCTCAAAAACACATTGCTCTTGGTTACCATGGCGGCGCTGATCAATTTAGTATTGGTTATGCTAAGAAAGCTATAGAGCGAGTTCTATGGGTTAGAGACGACTTACATTTTATCTTCTTAAATATAACTCCTTGGATACAGCACCCTAATGTACATTTCTTACCTGGTACATTTAGCATGGATTACAAGGCTGCTTTTATAGAAGCTTGCGATGGTATGATTCATGCAAGAGAAGATGGAGAGACTTTTGGAATGTCAATAGCTGAATTTGCTATAAAAGATAAGCCAGTAATAACACAAGGCTTTGCTCCTGATTGGGCTCATATTCAAATGCTAGGAGATACAGGTATATATTATCACTCTGAAAAGCAATTGTATTGTATATTAAAAGACTTTGAAAGAGTCC